TCAGAGAAGCAACCAACGATAAAAATTGGGTTGAGTACTTTCGTTTAAAGAATGAATTTGCTGACCTGCGGTTTGCATATGCATCCACTGTACATAAGTCTCAAGGCTCAACATTTGATACTGTCTATATCGATTTAGATGACTTGTGCATCTGCAAGGATATGGAACAATTAGCTCGTATGCTTTATGTAGCTGCTAGTCGTGCTACTACTCGTGTTGTGTTCTATGGTAATCCTCCTCACTTTATGAGGTGATTATGTCCACACTCACTACTCCAACAAGTAAGCATAAAGAAGATATTCTGGATTGGTTACTTAACTTAATTACAGATAACTTCTGTACTTTTGTGCATAACAAAGAATTGCAATTATGCATTGATAACAATGCTCCTGATGGATTCATGTTTAACAATATGAAATTCAGGGAGTCCATCCATATGACCTTTACTTGTAAGCCAGAACTGGAAGAGACTGCTAAGGAAGTATGGGAATTGAAGCAAAAAGTTAAGAGAGACTGGATGTATCTCGAAAACTACTTCAAAAGAGTATTAGCACGTATGACTAACTATGGTCAGTTATACTGTTATGTACCCCCATTTATGCATAGTAAGTTAGATGAAATCTTTGTTCATACTTCTATTGGTGAGAAAGAACCAATCAGAGGTATGCACCCTGATGAGTCTATCTATAAACTTATCTCATTTTATGTGATGACTAAGTTGATTATCTGATGGATATCGCATTCGCAGTATCAAAGATAATTGTTACAGAGTACACATTGCTTAGACAATGGTGGCCTGAACAGTTACGTGAGTCTAGGTATGTTGATACAGACATGACTAGAACCTACTTCTTAGATAGACTTCCATCTCCTGAATTGTATGAGCTTATGGATAGGCTTAATGCAGAAGGAAGAACCTATCGATTTATGGACTTAAGGGGAGTGGACTCAGAAGATGCGTCACATAATCTTTGAACAGAACCAAAGATATCCAATAGCTATTCTCATCAAACCCCAGCAACTGAAGAAGAAAGACTTACAGGAAACATACATCGACCCAACAGGAATCAAGCCAAAGCAATTCATTGCATTTGACCTTGAATACAATGGAAAGAAAGCTCCTGTATCTTTGCAGAAAGACTATCTTAAAGAGTTACTACCAGAGCTATGTAATCTTAGAACTGAGTATGTACTCTGTTGTGACAGTGCTTACTTCAAAACTCTAACCAAGCAAACCAAAGCAGAACCGCATTATGGTTATGTGTTGCCTTGTGCCATTGCTGGATTCGAGCATTTGAATATTATCTTTTGTCCTAACTATGCTCAGATTTTCTATGACCCATCAGTTCAGGATAAAGTCGATTTAGCACTTAAAGCATTGGTAGATAAAGTGAATGGGCAATACCAAGAAATTGGTAAAGACATTATTCACTCTGCATATTATCCCTCGACAGTTGAAGACATTGAAACTTGGCTTGAATCTCTTCATCAATATCCGGTATTGGCGTCAGATATAGAGGCATTTAGCCTCAAATTCTATCAAGCAGGTGTAGGTACTATTGGTTTTGCATGGGACCAGCACAATGGAGGAGCATTCGCTGTTGATTACACGAATGAACCAGACAAGGCTAATAGGATAAGGCAGGCTCTTAAGAAGTTCTTTGAAACTTATAAAGGCAAACTGATTTGGCATAACGCTAGTTATGACTTAACAGTGCTTATCCATCAGCTTTGGATGAAAGGTCTAATAGACCAGAAAGGACTGCTTAAGGGGTTGCATATTATGTGTCGTGATTTTCACGATACTAAGATTGTAACTTATCTGGCTACAAACTCTTGTGCAGGTAATGAATTGGGACTGAAATCTCAGGCTCATGAATTTGCTGGAAACTATGCACAAGAAGATATTAATGACATTACTAAGATTCCCCTTCCAGAGTTACTGGAATACAACTTAGTTGACTGTTTAAGCACTTGGTATGTTGCAGACAAACATGCAGATACTATGGTGCTGGATGAACAGTGGGAAATCTATAATGACCTAATGCTACCTTCGCTGAAGAATATTATTCAGATGCAATTAACTGGTATGCCTATTGATATGGCAGAAGTTAAGAAGGTTAAAATAGAGATGACTAAAGAGCGTGATGGATATCTTAATGCTATCCGTTCATTTGCTGTAGTAGATTTACTGGTTCATAACTTGCGTGAACAACATGTAGCTACTCGCAATGCTGCTCTCAAAACCAAGCAAATAACAATGTCTGATGATGAGACATTAAAGATAGAGTTTAATCCAAACTCTAACCCTCAGATGCAAGAACTCTTGTATGAGATTATGGGCTTACCTGTAATTGATTATACTGAGTCTAAACAACCTGCTACTGGTGCAGATACCTTAGATAAGTTAATCAACCATACAACAGATGACCGTCAGAAGAAGATACTCGAATGCCTTATTAAATATTCTAAGGTAGAGAAGATTTTATCTGCATTCATCCCTGCATTTGAAGAAGCACCTTTAGCCGAGGATGGTAACTACTATCTGTTCGGCAGCTATAACTTAGGTGGTACTGTATCCGGTCGTTTGAGTTCATCGAAACCAAACATGCAACAAATCCCATCTTCTAAGAGTCCTTATGCCAAGCCTATTAAGCGATGCTTTAAAGCTGGTAAAGGTTGGCTTCTTATTGGATTAGACTTTGCATCTTTAGAGGACCGTATTTCAGCTCTGACAACCAAAGACCCTAATAAACTTAAAGTTTATACCGATGGGTATGATGGTCATTCTCTCAGAGCATTCGCTTATTTTGGCGACCAGATGCCTGATATTGCTAATACAGTGGAAAGTATTAATAGTATTCAGGACTTATATAAGGACTTTAGACAAGAATCTAAAGCTCCTACTTTTGCACTTACCTATCAAGGTACTTATCACACATTGATGGCTAACTGTGGTTTCCCAGAAGACAAAGCGAAGATGGTTGAAAAGAGGTATCACGAACTCTATTTCGTCTCTGACCAATGGGTAGATGCTAAGTTAGCACAAGCCAGCAAAGATGGTTATATCACTGCTGCATTTGGATTAAGAATCCGTACTCCATTACTCAAGAATGTTGTCTGGGGAATTAAACAAACACCATATGAAGCCAAAGCAGAAGGCAGAACTGCTGGTAATGCTTTAGGTCAATCTTGGTGCTTGTTAAATAACCGTGCAGCTAATGAGTTTATGGAACGTGTATGGAATTCTCCTTATGCAGATGTAATCAAACCATGCGCTCAAATCCATGATGCTCAGTATTATCTGGTTCCAGATGATATTGATATTGTTCATTGGGTTAATGAGAACTTAGTTGAGTGTGTTCAATGGCAAGACCATCCCGATATCTATCACGAGGAAGTGAAGTTAGGAGGAGATTTAAGTGTCTTTTATCCATCATGGGCTAATGATATCTCCTTAAAGAATGGAGCTTCTAGAGAAGAAATCTTAGATACATGTGAAGTTGGATTGGATAAGTATCTTCACCCGGAGAAATATAAAAAATGAATATCTTACAGTCCCCTATTGATAGTGCTCCTGCAATCTTACAGGAAGCACATCGTTGTATTGCTGACAGAGCACACGAACGTGACCAAGAATCAGAACGTTCAATGGAGCGCACTGTAGCAGCCTTCAATGCAATGTATAAGCTCAACCTGACAGAAGAACAAGGTTGGATGTTCATGGTATTCCTGAAAGCTGCAAGAGCTTCAGGAGGCTCATTCAAGCTTGATGACTATGTTGATGGCTCTGCTTACTTTGCATTAGCTGGAGAGTCTGCTATGCCAAATCCTCAAATGAATTTGCCATTGGAGTAACCATGCAAGTTAAGTTTATTACTGCAACACCAGAAGCTGAGAAGATTGTTGGCTATATTGCTCGTGTCTCTAATCCAGAAAACCAAGACAATCCTTCTGTAGCAGGATTGCTTCGCTACTGCATTGCACATGCTCATTGGAGTGTATTTGAACAAGCAGATATGACTCTTGAAATTGAAACTACTCGTGCTATCTCAGCACAGATTATTCGTCATCGTAGTTTTACTTTCCAAGAATTTAGTCAACGATATGCAGAGGTTACTGAATTACCTGCTGTATTTGACTTACGTTCTCAGGATGAGAAGAACCGTCAGAACTCTATCGATAACATTCCAGCAGATTTAAAAGCTGACCTTCAAGCCAAGATTCAAACTCATATTGTTGAGACTCAACGTCTGTATGAAGAATTATTGGCTCAGGGTGTAGCTAAAGAATGTGCTCGTATGATTCTACCAATGTGTACCCCAACCAAGATTTATATGAAAGGTAATCTTCGTAGTTGGATTACATACATTCAATTGCGTAGTGCCAACGGTACTCAAAAAGAACATATGGAAATTGCTTTGGCTGCTAAGGAAATATTCAAATCACAATTCCCAACTATTGCAGAAGCATTAGGTTGGAATGAGGAATAATTATGTCTGTACGTTTAACTAATGCTGCTCGTGATGAAATCATAAAAGCTGCTGTAAATAAATCTGGTTTTCCTAAACGTATCGAAGAAGCACGTACTGCTTTAGAAGATATTAAGATGGAATGCTGGATTGCAGCATTTGGTGGATTAAAAGCTTATCGTCGTTTATGCGACCGCTTTGAAACCATTGAAGAAAAGATTAGTGAACTCCGTAAATCAGGGGTGAATGTACCAAGTCTTGGTTCAGGACATACTTGGAGCAATTCCAAATTGAATCTTGCAGGTATGCAGGTTCCATCTCCTGATATGAATTGGGTATCAGATAAGTTTAAAGAGTTACGTGTCATTTATATGTATGACGGTAAACCCACTTTAACTGCCGATAATCCATTAGTTCAAAAATTCCTTGATGCTGAAAAAGCATTAGAAGATTTGAAATCGTCTCGTCAACAAATCAAAGACAACGTTCAAGCAGTAGTTTATTCAGTATCTACTACCAAACGTTTGATTGAAGTATGGCCTGAATCTGCTGAACTGATTCCAAGAGAAGTTGAAGTAGTTCGTGCTGGTCTTCCAGCAATCAACTTTGAAAGTCTGAATGCATCAATTGGTATTCCTTCCGAGAAGAAATAATTATGAAGCTAACCAATAATACTAACATTGCTTTATCGATGGCTGTCTGGTTAGCGGCTGATGATTACGACTACGTTGAGAAACCAAACTATATCTCTGCTACTAGTCTACTGAAGAGTGTTCGTCAATTGGTATTGATGAAGCGTCTCACAGGCTCTCTGGAGGCTTCTGCTGATGTATCTGGACGAATCTCTAACCGTATGGGTTCAGCCTTCCACGATGCGATTGAGAGAGCTTGGAAGGAGAAATACAAACAGTCTTTAGCTGACCTTGGTTATCCAAAAAGAGTCATTGAAGCTGTGCGTATCAATCCAACAGATGAAGAACTCAATGACGATGTTATTCCTGTCTGGTTAGAGCAGAGAGTTGAGAAGGATTTCCGAGGATGGACTATCGGAGGTAAGTTCGACATGGTTATGGAGTACAGACTGAGAGATGTTAAATCTACCAGTGTGTTTACATACCAGAACAAATCCAATGATGAAAAGTTTCGTATGCAGGGAAGTATCTATCGTTGGCTTAACCCAGAGAAAATCAAGCATGACCATATGTATATTGATTATCTCTTTGTAGATTGGTCTGCCAATCAAGCCAAAGGTAATAAGGATTACCCTCAACAGAAGATTTTAGAATATCCATTGCAGTTGAAATCTGTGCATGAAACGGAGCAGTATGTTGCCTCCAAGCTAACTGCTTTGGAAAGGTACATGGATACCCCTGAACCAGAACTTCCTGAATGTACAGAAGAAGAGTTATGGCGTTCTGACCCTGTCTATAAGTATTACAAGAATCCAGCCTCTACAGGCCGTAGTACAAAGAACTTTGATAACTTACATGATGCTAATCTGAGGTTTGCTGAAGATGGTGCAGTAGGTATTGTTGTCACTGTTCCAGGTGAAGTTAAAGCGTGTAAATACTGTCCAGTATTTGCTATCTGTACTCAGAAAGATAAGTATTTGGCTTCAGGGGAACTTAACGTTTCAGATTGAGGAACCCAATGTTTGACTTATCATCTGCCCAATATCATCCAATCTCTGAACAGATTGTAGATGTGTTAACAAAGAAAACTCTAAACAGTAACCGATTGTTCTTCAGAGTTCAGGTTAGTTACTTTTTAGCTAAGATGGCATCCAGTATGAGATGTACTCTGGATACCTTAGATAGAGGGAAGATTCCTGTTAATGTGTATGCCTTGAACTTAGCTCCGTCAGGCTCAGGTAAAGGTCATTCCACTAACATTATTGAAGGTCAATTCTTGAACCAATTTAAGAACACGTTCCTTCAAGATACTTTCCCATATATAGCTCAACAGAATCTTGTTGATATAGCTGCTAAAAGAGCCAATAAAAATGGAACAGACCCTGCTGATGAGTTAGTGAAACTGGAGAAGGAATTTGCTTCTACAGGTGCATTAGCATTCTCGTTTGATAGTGGTACTGTACCTGCTCTCAAGCAGTTACGTCACAAGCTGTTACTGGCTAATGCTGGTGCTGCATCCTTCGAGTGTGATGAGTTAGGTAAGAACCTTATCGCTAACATGGACTTGTTAACAGCTTTCTTAGAGTTGTATGACCAAGGACTCATCAAACAGAAATTAACCAAGAATACAGCAGACTCCCAACGTGCTGAGGAATTGGAGGGTAAAACTCCAACCAATATGCTTCTGTTTGGTACTCCAAGTAGTCTGCTGAATGGTGGTAAGGAAGAAGATGAATTCTATGCATTACTGGAAACAGGGTATGCTAGACGTTGTTTGTTTGGTTATTCTCGTAAAGAAGATTTCCAACAAGAAATGTCTCCAGAACAAGTCTTCGATATGCTGACTGACTCTACATCCAACTCAACCATTGCTCAGTTATCTCAGCACTTTGGTATGTTGGCTGATGCCATAAAGTACAATCAGCAAATCATGGTTAACAGGGATGTGAGCATCAAGCTCATTGCCTACAAACTCCATTGTGAACAGATAGCTGACAAGCTGCCTGACCATGAGGAGATTCGTAAAGCTGAATTACGTCACAGATATTTCAAAGCACTGAAACTTGCAGGTGTGTACGCATTTGTGGATGAAACTCCTGAAGTAACTGAAGCTCAGCTTTTATCTGCAATCAAACTCGTAGAGGAGTCTGGTGAAGCTTTTAATAGGATTCTCAGTCGTGAGAAGAACTATGTAAAGTTAGCCAACTATATTGCAGAAGTAGGTAAGGAAGTTACTCATGTAGATTTGGTAGAGGATTTACCATTCTATAAGGGTAGCAATGCGCAGAAGCAAGAGCTAATGAACTTAGCTATCGCTTATGGTTACAAGCACCACATCATCATCAAGAAAACATATGTTGATGGTATTGAGTTCTTTAAGGGTGAGGCCCTTAAGCCAACAGACTTAAATAAACTCATTGCTTCTTATAGTGGGCATGTAGCTTATAACTATCTCTCTGAACCAATCTCCTTTAGTAATCTTCAGGCTTTATGCCAGATGGATGATATGCATTGGATTAACCATGCATTACTTAAAGGTGCTGATGGAGATGGGCATAGAGATGGTTCAAACATTCTGCCGGGCTTCAACGTTATCGTCATTGATGTAGATGAAGGAACATCATTAGATGAAGTTAAGGTATTGATGAAAGACTATACGTATTTCATTCATACAACTAAACGTCATCAAACTGAGGGATATGGAGATAGATTCAGGCTTATCATGCCTATCAACTATCATCTTAAACTTGATGAAAATGAATTCAGAGAGTTTATGAATAACATCTATGAATGGCTTCCATTCAAAGTTGATGAACAAACTAGTCAACGTTGTCGTAAGTGGGCAACACATCAAGGAATTACATTCTCCAATGAAGGAGAAATTCTTGATGCTTTAGCTTTCATTCCGAAGACAAGTAAGAATGATGAGTTGAAGAAGACTATGGTTGATTTAGGTAACTTAGATAACCTTGAACGTTGGTTTGCTCAGCGAATGGGTAACGGAAATCGCAACAATCAACTGCTGAAATTTGCTATGATGTTGGCTGATACTGGACTGGATTATCAAGGAATCTTGGATAAGGTTCTTGGCTTCAATGCCAAACTGGATAGTGGACTTCCAGAGATTGAAATTCACAGTACTATCATGCGTAGCGTTAGCAAGAAACTTTCCGAGAAGTAATCCCCAAGCAGGAGATAAAATGTCAGAACCAATTAAAGACCTAGTCTTAATTGCAGGTGCATCATCGTCTGGTAAATCAGCTTCATTGATGAATCTAGAAGACCATCCTGGTGTGATGTATCTAAACTGTGAATCTGGTAAACGTCTGCCATTTCCAAACAAGTTTGATAAGTATGTAATCACTGACCCACTACAAGTGTATGAAGCATTTGATGCTGCTGAGACTATGCCTCACATTCATACCATTGTAGTTGATTCAATTACATTCCTGATGGATATGTTTGAATCCCTTTATGTTATTGGTTCAACCAATACCATGAAAGGTTGGGCTGATTACAATCAGTTCTTTAAGAATCTGATGCAGGTTAAGGTAGCCAAATCTACCAAACGAGTAATCTTTACTGCTCATACTCTATCTCAGTTGAATGAGAATGAGATGGTAATCGAAACCAAAGTTCCAGTGAAAGGTGCACTGAAGAACCAAGGTATCGAAGCTTACTTTACCTGTATTGTTTATGCCAAGAAGATGCAGCTTAAGCATCTGAAACCTTATGAGAATGACCTGTTGGTTATTACCCCAGAGGAAGAAATCCTTGGTTATAAGCATGTCTTCCAAACTTGTATCACCAAAGATACTGTCCATGAACGTATTCGTTCTCCACGCTTTATGTGGAAGATGAATGAAAGTTTCATCGATAACGATGTAACTAAAGTACTTGGTCGTATCAAAGAATTTTACGAAGAATAAGGAATAAATATGTCTCTGTTAAAAAATCTGGAAACTAAAGCTGGCGTCGAAGGTGAAAAGGATATTCTGGGCGGTGGTGGTGCTCTTGACTCCGGCCTGTATGACCTGACTATCAAAGTAGCATATGTCACTACTTCCAGTGGTGGTGCATTAGCTCTGAATACCATCTTTGACTATAACGGTAAAGAGGTACGTCAGCAGTTCTGGATGACCTCTGGTAACGACAAAGGTAATAAGAACACCTATGTTGGTAAAGATAATAAGGAACACTATCTTCCAGGATTCCTGACAGCTAATAGCTTAGCTCTTCTGACTGTTGGTAAAGAAATTAGCCAACTGGATTTGGAAGAGAAGACTATCAAGCTGTATGACTTTGAAGCCAAAGGTGAAGTACCTACCAAAGTTCAAGTATTTACTGAACTGACTGGTCAAACAGTCACTGCGGGTATTCAGAAACAAACCGTAGATAAGAATATCGATTCTGGTCAAGTCGATGGTAATGGTAGAAAAATCTACGTACCATCTGGTGAGACTCGTGATATTAACGAAGTCGTTAAATTCTTCCGTGCAGATGATGGTCTGACTGTACCGGAGATTGAAGCTCAGGTAACTGAAGCTAAGTTCAAAAATGATTGGGATGCCAAGTATACTGGTAAAACCATCAATAAAGCCAAAGGCTCTAAAGATGGTGTAACAGCAGGTGCTCCATCAGCAGGGGCTAAACCAACCAAATCTCTGTTCGCTAAATAAAAAAGAAGCCCTCTACGGAGAGCTTTTTAATAGGTGAGTTATGACCATCAAAGTAAGGATGTTCCAAAATGTCTCTGGTACAGCTTACCAGAAAGTGTCATATAAAATCATCCAAGGGATTATGGAAAATCCAAATGACAAAGAGATTGATGTTTTATTAACCGGTTGGGAACATGCTTGTTCTAAATCATTAATGAGAACACAAATCTTACAGCAACTAGAATGGTTTAAGTCTCAGGGATACACTGTCATTTTTAATGACAAGAGACTATAACCATGTACAAACTTATCGCTCCCCTCCGAGTACATAAATCCAAAGCCAAACTATTAAGCCTCAATCTCAATACATATCGTAATGAGCATCATATGAGTCTTAATAATGCTAAGGCTAACTTTAAAAAGATTATGGAAGAACAGATTAGAGCACTGCCTAAGTTCTCTAAGGTGCATCTTACCTATGTCTTTTATCCAGGAACCAAACATCTAAGTGATGTTGGTAATGCTTGTACCATAGTTGATAAGTTTTTTGCTGATGCTTTAGTCGAACTAGGGAAACTCCCAGATGACAATTATCTTTACATTCCTGAGTTGGTTTTTCGGATGGGGTCTATAGACCACGAAAACCCTCGTGTAGAAATCTTTATTAAGGAAATAGATTAGTATGCAAATCGTATTACAACATGATGAAATTCTCGAAGCTCTGAAAGAGTATGCTAACCGTATCATCAACGTAGCTCCAGGTAATGATATTACTATCGACCTGAAAGCTGGTCGTGGTGAGAATGGTTATTCAGCTACTCTAGAAATCACCCCACAACGTTTAACGAGTACACATGACCCAAAGGGTCCTAATGTACGTGCAGGGGCCTCAGAAGGCTCTGTAGGTGTACGTACAGAAGTAATTGAACGTACAGTTGTTGAACCAAGTAAAGGAATCTTACGTGGTGAAGCTGAAGCAGTAGCTCCTGCAATTGTTCCTGAACTTCCAGTTGAAGGTGAAACTGTAATTGATACTGCTCCTACGGAGCCAGTGGACCCAGCAGCCCACCTGTCTGAAGAACAGGTTGATGCTGAAGTAGATGAGTATATGGCTAACCAGAATCCTACCAAGTCTCTCTTCGCACGTAACTGATTAAGGAGCCAAGATGAAAGCACTTAAAGCTGCTTTCATTACTGCTCTCATAGTAGGGGTCTTCTTTGCATGGCCCCTAGTATTAACAGTAGCTGTGATAGCAGGTATATTTTGGTTCATCTATATGGCTCTTAACCAAACAGAAGAGGAAGACGAGTAATGTATATCTGGCTTTTAATTGGCTTAGTAGTAACTATCTACATTCTTTTCATCAGAGAAAAGAGTGAGAAAGCTAAAGCTGAAAATAAACGAATCAAAGAAGCGTTTGCAAATGATGCTTTGTACTATGCTATCAAAGTACCTGCTGCTATCTTCTGGGTAGGAGTATTTAGTTTACTCTGGCCTATGATTGTTTATGTAGAATTCTTCTGGAAGAAGGATAAGAAGGAGGACTAAATGGATGAATCCATTGGTTTCGCTTCTATACGAGTAAAAGTTGAAGATTGGCTTCCAATTGAAACTCCAACAATATTGCATAAATTACCTACCTCAGTTTCTGAAGAGTTGATTGATATAGCAGCTATTGAAAGAGATTTAAAAGAAGAACTGTTTAACACTATTGTTAAAAAAGAACTTCAGGAAGGAAAACTAGGTCTATTCATTGAATACACTGTAGATAAATATCTTCTAGTAAAATAAGCCCCATCCTTGGGGCTTTTCTTTTAGTACAGGGACACTAGAGGATGTACTGTGAATCCATTCAATGCTGTACCCATTCCAACGTTATAGCTCAGACTACCGGTTACTAAGTTGGCTTCAGTAATGTTAGGTAATCCAGATTCAACACTGTTACCAAACATCAGGAACAATGCTCTCAATGGATTTTCTCTAATCGTTCTCAGAATGATTTTCTGGATACGAATCTTATAGTTCAGGAACCAAGTTAAACCAATAGCATCCAGATAGAATCTGGTACGACTTGGTAACACATCATAGTTCACAAACTCATCCATCACTCTGTTAAGCGCACTGTCTTTATCCATCGGGTTACTCTTACGGGTAGTCAAATGTTTATACAGTGAATACTTAGCAACAAAGTCACCATACTGAATTGAACGATTCAGTAAGAAGTACACATTACTATCCCTTGAAAGGGTAACTTCCTTAGCAACACGTTTAACACTATCTGGGATACCAGAGGTGTATTCATCCATTTTGTTAAGTAATTTATCTTTCAGAGAATAGCTATCCTGCTGTCCTAAATCCTCTGCAATGGTAGGCAGTAAACCTGCTTTGATTAAATCAGCAACAGGGTTACGAGCCTGAGAATCTTTCAGTTCTGAAATCTTTCTCTGATATTCATCAGCCATTTTAGGATTATGGTTTACAGCCAGATAGTGAGAATACTCGTTAATCAGTTTCTCATTTCTTCTGTACTCCTCAGCAGCCAGTACAGCAGTAGACATATCCTTAGCCATAGTCACAGGGCTTACACCAACGGTAGCCAAGTGAACCATGTTAGACAGAATGTTTGCTGCTGATACAACTACTGAACGAACTACAATCCAATCCTTCATCTCCTTCACAAACTCCATCAGACCACGTTCACCAAGTCTCAGATAGCGAGCAGCATTCTTACCTAAGAAGGTTTCAGCAATGCTGGTGAAAGCTTTCTGAAACTCTTTGGAGTATCCAGTCTGACCAGTCCACATATTCAGTACAGAAGGTTCACGATAACCAAATGCGTTATTCAGTAAATCCTTACGTACTTTAATCTTACCATCAGGCCAAATCTTCTTAGCTTGTTCCTTCATCTCAATAGGCATCAGTTCATAAATTTCTTTTAACTGATGGTCTGTAGAGTTCTCATCCATAGTAATGTATTGGTATGCTCTGCCTTCTCTGGCATCTTTCACATACATTTCATGGAGTCTTTGGAGCAACATTTCATTGTATCTGGCTGCCTGAATCTCCTCAGCAATACGACCTTCCCAAGCACCGATTACCTTAGTGAAATCATTATCTACATCCAGATGTGCTTCTTTATTAGCTCTAGGCATCTGATATGAGTAACCCATAATTGAACCAGCACGATTCAATACAGGTTGCATATATGAGTTATTGCCAGTAGGCATAGGAGCATTTGCATCAAATAAATTATCAATACTGCTTCTCTTACGCGTAGATAAATTATTCTTCTCAGTAGCTCTCCATACACCCGGAGTCATAGCACCATTCACAGTTCTACCTGTGATTGGGTTCACTCCACCTACGGTGTTTTGCAGGGTACTCATTACACCAGCAATCCAACGAGGTTCACCACCATTGTTTGAATGGTAGTAATACATTGGTTCCTTGTTAGTATCCTGTGGGTCACGAGCAACCTGAGCACCTCTGGTGTATCCCTTACGAGATAAAATTGGTTCATCTTTAACAGATGCAATAATCACTTTCTTGTTAGGGTCTGACAGAGTAGGAGTAAATCCTTTAATCCCAGCTAATGCTTGGTTCTGACCAGACTTGGCTAACTCTGCACCCTGTAAGCTAGAATAATATTTCAGAGTGAAAGTCATACCATTATTATTTGGTTCACCTTTAGTCATCTCTCTAATAATCAAATTACTTACAGTAGCAATATCAGTCTGAGATAACTCTTTCAGTGCTGCCAGAGAAGCCATAGTATCAACCAACTGAGTAACAGTATTAACTGTTGCATCATTAGGTCTAACTCTGCTAGTACCAATTAAACGAGCAATAGCTGCTGCGTTAGGTAACTGATAAGCCAGTGGGCTAACTCCATGAACCATCTGTTTAGCTAATCCATATGCAGACTTAATATAGAAAGGGGCATTCTGTGCACCTGCTGTCTGCAATTGAGATTCAATAGAAGCAATCTCTTTAGCCAGTTCAGTTGGATTGGTTAAGAGTTCATTCAGTCGAGCCAAGTCATATCCATTAGCAAACAGATAAGCCATATCAGTGTTAGCAACTACTCTCTGAATAGCTTCTTTCTCTGTTTGGTTCAGAGATACAAACGTCTTCTCAATCATGCCTGGAACCATCTCACGAATAATCTGACGTGCTCTATCAGCAGCCATATTCTTCTGAGTCAGTAAGGTATGAATAGTACTATTGGTTTCATTAGAACCAATGAATTCATTTACTAGTTCAGCAACAATACCTAATTTACCATTCTGATGAATGGTCATATAAATGTTAGTGATAGCTTCACGTACATCCTGAGCATCTTGGTCATTAAATACTGCTGAACCAGCAGTAATACCAAATGCTACAGACTTAGGTACTTTCTTCTCTACCTTGAGTAACTGTCTACGGATAGTGTGACCAAAGGATTTGAGTTTATCCTGAGCAGTATCTGTGATTTCCTTAGTACCTCTAACCAATCTACCAAACAGATTGTCTCTGGCTTGACTATCAACATGACTAATATTCTTAGCCAATTTAGATAAGCGAGAAGCAATATCAGTATTTCTTAAAGACTTAGTAGCCAAACCAGATAACCAAGTAAGAATAGCATTGGTTAAATCGCCAATACGTTCTCTCAGAGTAGTAGCCTGATTCTGCTTAGTACGTTTAACACTAATCTGAGAGAGTTTATTTCTCAGTTGTTCATTGGTTTCTGCCAGTGCAATGAAGTTAGCCAGTCTATTAGTACGACCAGTAGCATCAGTAGTAACAGCAGTATTACCAAATACTGCATCATATCTTTGCTTAGCTAATGCCATCTCAGTAGCTGAACGGTTATTAGCATCAGTTAAGAAATCTTCTACTTTCAATGTATCTCTGGCTTGTGCATACAGACTACGCGCAACCAGAACACTTGGAGAGAAGTTCTCTAAACCATATTTCATTGATACTTGCAGCATCTTGAACACAAATGCTTCTTTCTCACTCATATTAAATCCATGAGCAATTAATGCATTTGGAGAGTTATCAATCTCAGGGTCGATACTATCTACCAGAAGTTTTTCCTGATAATGGTCTAAACCAGAGATTTGCTGACCAGTATTCTTAATCACTTTAATAATATTCGACTGGAGATAATCCAGTGTATCAGTCAAATGATTCACATGGTCTTGCGTAGCTTTACCAGCATCTAGTTTATTAAACAGAGTTTCTGCATCTAATCTATTGATATTATTAGCATTGGTTTGAGCATAGCTAGTTTCATCATTAGATTTAACCGGATTAGTAGAATCAGTTAAAGCAACTGTATGACCTAACAGACGTGACCAGTAAGAGGTAACATCTGGGTTAGAGCCAATAGCAAACAGACGCTTAATAGAGTCAGCTAACTGTTTGAGTACATTAGTCACAGTTCCAGCAATAGTCTTCTGAGTCATTGCATCAATCATTCTTGGGTTAACTAATCCCCATGCAATAAACTCAGCAGTAGCCTGAGCCATATCACCAGAAGCGATATGAGTATTAATCAGGTCTACTACAGCATCAGTCTCTGGATTGGTACTTGAATACTCATTCACAAACTTATTCATCAGTCCTTCAATTGAAGCTACTTCTACTCTCTGAGCAGGAGTAATTGCTTCTGGATTGCTGTAATAGTTATGAACAGTATCAGCAGTAGCAGCATGAATTAACTCATGCATCACTGTCTCAATAGACTGAGAACCAATATAGATGTTCTGGCCTTGTGTAAGCCCCAAGAACGTGTCATTGAACTCAACCTTAGTATCAGGTGTCATTTCCTGTTGAACGTCTGAGAGAGCTTCTGGTGAGCCTACATACACATTAATATCATTAGGGATAGAGTTAACAATTTTATCCAGAATGAAACCTGTGATTCTATTCTGACGAGATGGTAGAGATTTAGCTGCTTCTCTTACAGCAGCAACCACATCATCTTTAGCCAGAACTTTAACACCTTCATGACCTTTTACAGTTCTACCATTTCTACCCAGAGCCTCAGTCATCTGACGAGTAGGAGGAATGGTTACTCTACCTTTAGGCAGAGATACAGAATCCATAGTAGGTAATTCAGTATTGGCTACTAACTGTTCCAGAGGAGTTCTGGTATCAGTTGATTCTACATCAGTCTGCTTACCATTCTTAACGTTGAATGGGATGTTAGCACCAGTCATCTGGTTAATAGAAGTAACAGCCTCACCACCTAACAGACCTTGTTTGATAGCAGTCTGAGTAGCAGCTTCTCTCTTAAGTAGGGTAGTGAATGCTTCAACTACTTCTGGGCTAGTAGGTGCATTAGTTTCATCAGCACCAATCATTTCCATGATTCCACGGAAAGACTGTTCCAGACGAGCATCTGCTTCTGGACCTAATTCTTCTGCCAGATTCACTCCATCCATTGCTTGTTCAAAGCGGTTAGTGAAATCTTGCAGTAAATCGAATTCATTCCAGCTTTGCAGGACACCTTGGTTAATAGCCTGAGAACCAGTATCCAAATGAGATACAGCATTGATGTAACCATCAAATACGTTCAGAGCATTATTAGGGTTAATATCACGAGCAATAGCCTGCATAGCTGCTTCTACAGACTGAACCAGTAAAGGCATTACACGAGTACCAGGCTCAGTATAAGTAGGCATATCTACACCGAAAGTAGAACGACGCATTTTACCATCCAGTTCTCTACGACCTCTGGATTCCATTCTGTATACATCAGATGGAATACGTCCTTCCTCACTCAGAAGAATACCTTCATTCAACTTTTCAACATCTAAGTTGTTAGCAGTAAACCAAGAGTTAAAGATTGGCATTGAACCAATCAAATAATTCTTAATGTCGTTGTACTGTTGCTGGGATAGAGATTCATATTTAGATAACTTACCTTCTTTACGAAGTTCAGTTTCTAATCTCTCTACTTCTTTATTCCAACGAGCCATGAACACTTCATGCATCACAGCAGCAGCATAGACCATCATCTTGCCGCGATTAACTACAGTACCAAATTCATTGGCAATAGATTCGTTTACTGCTGCACCAATACCAATCTTAATGTTCTGAGTAATGGCTTCGATTTGTTCACCAGTAAATTCAAACTTAGTCACATCCTGACCTAAGTTAATAGGTGAACCAATCTGAACCCAAGAACCATTTCTGAATACCCGAGCAGTAGTCAGTTCATTAGTTGTGTTAGTTAAGTCATTGATATGTTCAATGGCAGCATCACGTTCTTCCTGATTAGTAGCTGCATCAACTGCTCTCAATGCTTCTGTGATTGCTTCGTAATATCCATTAGCAATACCCATAGCAATCTTTCTATTGATTGCAGTAGCACCACCAGAGTAAACAGTTACTGTTACTGGATTCTTAAGTAAACCACGATTAATCCTAATTGGATGGTCTACATTTTCACCTTCAATAATGTTCACATCACCAATCAATTTGGATGCAGCAAGAGTAACTCGCATCTGATTTTTCAGACGTTCAATTTCACGCATCTCTTTCTGCTGGAATTGACGTGGTTTATTCTTCATTGCAGCAATTCGGTTAGGAATATTTCTAACTGAATCCATCATTTTATTGATGTATTGCTGACTACCAGCAGCAGCAGTCTTATATAGGTCTAAAAATCCCGGTTCTTCAGCAGCATCATTATATAGACGGTCAGACTGCCCATAGAAGAAACCACCCTTCTCCAATTTATTCAGTAAGTCTTGGTTCACATCTTTCAAACCAAGCTGAACAATAGAGTTAAATGGTCCATTAGTAACACCATCAAGCTCCAACATTACATGGGTCTGGAATGAGGTCTTACCTTGTTCTACAGCCAGTTCATACTGTGCCTGTGCATACAGAGCATGAAGAGTTTTAGTCTTCTCCTTACCTGCTTTAACAGCCTTTAACAGAGTCTCAGCATCACTATCACTGATAGCATCCTGATGCTCAGCAGCTTTTAAGATGTTGATGGCATCTCTAAACAGGCCAGTACTGATAGCTTTATTCAGACTATCCCTGGCTGTTTCAGAAGACAGCTTATCAACAGCAATATCCAAACCCTGAGCAATTGCATAATCAAGGAATGCCCCATGCTGAGGGTTATTCAGTTCAATGGTAGATGGTTCAACAGTAACCAGTTCACGATGTAACTTAGCTGACTGAGGATTCAGGTCACCAGAGTTAAGCATCATACGGAAGTTACTAATTACGTTATAACCAAAGTAAACAGGAGTGGTAGCCAAAGGTAATCCAGCTTCAACCATTCGAGTTAAACCATTAACCAAAGTATTAATATCTCTTTCAATGGTACGGTTAGAACCCTGAATAGATTTCAGGTGAGCACCGTTAGCATTCTCTTCTGACTGAATGCCTAACATTCTACCAATCCATTGAGTACCTAACTTATCTAGCATCAGGTCATGTAAACCCATGTTAATGAAGTGAGGCTGTTTACTGGCTTTGTTACGAGCAGCAAGCATCTTCTCAGGGATATCCTGACCACCACCATTCTTAACTTTAGTGCTCTGACCTTTAGGAGGAGTACCAAAGTATGCACCTGCTCTTTCTCTCTGAGGATTAGTCAGTTGACCTAATAGGTCATTAGAATTCTGCATTAATTCTACTAAACGAGTAGCAGCTTCTGACTCTTCATTCATACGAATGAATACACGAGAGTTCTTCATGTTTGAGTCATTTACTTTAGTAGAACCAACAGCAGCTAATTCAGAGTTCTTAACGACAGATTCCTGAACCAGATTAGCATTAATCATTACGTTCAATACTTCAGATGCCATTGCTTTAGACACAGCATCACGTACAGAGATTGGTGCATTTGGGTCAGCATTGATACCCAATACTCCAAAGATTTCTCTGCTTAAATCATCAATAACATTCTGACGGTCAGTACCAACATTACGCAGTAAATCAGTCTGTTCTACAGTTGGCTTAGTCTTGTTATCTAAACCAAGAATATCCATTACTGTACGGTCATCATTGAATGTAGTTTCAGATGCATTGCGTACAAACCATTGCATCAAACCAGCAGTCATTGCTTCAATTACTGGTTGAGGTAAGAAGTAAACATTTTCACCATTGATATTTCTTATTTCATCAAAATACTCAACAGGATATGTTTCCCAGAAGATACGCTGACCTTCAGAAGTTAATTTACCCCAAGATTGAATCAGAGATTGTTCAATAGCAGGAACTAATCCAGCAAACTGACGAAGTACATTTACTTCTTTCTCAGTTACTTGTTCTGGTTTGATATAGCCTTTAAACAGATTCTGAATCTGAGTAATAGGATTAGAACCATTAGTAAAGATGCTATTAAGTCTCCCAGAGAAATTAGAAGTTCTCAGGAAAGCTGAACGTTTACCGGTAGGCTTAAACCATTTCTTAACTTGGTTAGTAGCCTGATATTCTTTATCTATATCAGAAGTAGATTTAGCATCAGAGCGTACTGTCTCTGCTTGCAGTCCATTCAGAATGTCATAGTTAACACCTTTCTCTAAACCAAGGTCTAATTGAGACTCATCCATCAGGTCAGTTTCTACATCAGTAGGTTTTTCCTGTACCTGAATATCTGATTCTACAGTTTCTGGTTTCTCAAACAGTTCACCTTGAACAGGAGCATCTATAGGAGCTTCTACAACAGCCTCCGGCTGTGTTTCTGTAGTCTCAACTGGTGTTTGTACCTCTTCCTGAGAAATCTGCTCAGAAGTCTCTACAGGAGCTTCTGTAGTATCCTGAGTCTGATTCACTTCTTCAGTAGCCATAGGCTGAGACTGAACAGGAATATCTACAGGTTGACCACCTACCAGTTGACCAGTGATGGTATGAGCCTGACGCACAGCATTAGCATCATTACGAATCTCTTGGATTAATCCTTTAGAACGTACCGGATGGTATGTCATTGGATTTCCATCAAGAGACAGATATGGTTGACCAGTAGTAGGATTAATTACTTCTACAGGCTGGTTACCAGTAAAGTTCTGAGCAGCTTGTTCAAAGGCATTAGCCTTAGTTTCCATATGTTCAGCAAAGCGATTCAAGTGGTCTAACAGACCCTGAGCACGAGCAGTATCACCTAATGACAATGCACGGAAGATACCCTGCTGATACTGTTGGATACCGATGAAACCATCAGAACCTTCACGTACATCTTTACCTACTTGGCTCATTGCTTTACCAGTAGCAGAGATAACCTTCAGTTTATCTACATCTTGCTGACTTAAACCAAGAGTATCAGCAGAGTTAACTAAACGGTCAGCTACATCCGGAGTAATAGAAGATGCATCTAAGTTCATCTGAGCCAGAACAGATTTAACATTCTTCTGAACTTCAGGAGATTGATAAGTCTCTGGAGTAATTTCAGAAGGTAATGATTCCATGACTTTAGTCATTTCATCAGGAGTCAGTTTAAATCCTTCAGCAGTAGTCTTAACTGCCTGTACATCAGGATGATTCAGTACAGCATTGATATTATCAATAGCAGTCTGGTACTGAGCTTTCTGGTCTTCTGGAGCAGCATCCATCTGTGCCTGAATCTGAGGTAATGCTTCTTCATACGCAGAGATAACACTGTTACCAACAGTAGCTAAATCTCTACGAGAAGCTTCATCCAGATTACGTTCTTTAATGGCACGAGAGATTCTCAGAATAGAATCAGGAGAACTGATTTCTTCTTCTGGGATAGCTTTAAATACTTCCTTAGCAGCAGGTTCAGTAACAGCATCAACAGCTTTAGTTGTAACTGGTTCTACCGTTGTTTCAGTATCAGTTTGCGGGGCAGACTGTTTAACTGATTCATTGGCAGCAGATACAGTATCTCTAAAGTCTTGTGCTCTGCCTTCAGCTCTACGAGTCTGTCTTGCATCAAATGCTGTACGACCTTGTTGAACTCCTTCTTGGATTGCTCTAGGTGTCTCACTAATAACTGAACCAGCAGCACCCATACCCGCACCAGCAATAGCAGATTCAGCAACGTTTGAACCAATACCCTCAATAAGGGATTGAGATTCGTCAGCAGCGCTACGTACCCCAAGATTAGAAGCGAACTGACCACTAGCGCCTTGTAATGCTTCTTCAACAGTCTCTTTAGCAGCATTCTGTGAAACCCTTGAAGATGCAGCCAGTAATCCTTTACCTTCCAGTAAAGATGGTGATAACAGACGTGATTCAAATGGAGCAGCAACCTTACCAGTTAATGCACCTAAAGTACCTGCAACAGTAGCGGTAATGTTACCTGCTTGAGTACGTACCTGACTTCTAGCTTGAGATGGTGTAGCACCTTCTGCAATAAGGTCACGATACATAGGTGATTTCTCAGCTAACTGAGCATCACTCATGCCATTAATTTCATCAATTGTTTGCTGGGTATTAGAAGCAGCTTCTTGGAAGCCAACATAACCAATGAATGCTCTCTCAGCAGCATCTTGTAGACGCTTTCTACCAAACTCAGTAGCAGCTAATTTAGTAGCAAAATCATCTCCATACTCTTGAGCTAATTGCTTAAGAGCGCCACGGGTAGCTAACTTACCTACGATACCACCAGTCAATAAGTCAGGAGCAGATTCTGCAATCAAAGTAGTTAATGCGCCTGGGCTATTCCCATACTGTTCAGCAGTATTAACGAACTGACGTAATTGTTCCTTAGCACCAGCTACTAATGGATTATCACCTTTAGCAATATCAGCAGCTTCTCTAGCTGCACCACCCTGTTCAAAATTCTGTTTATTAGCTTCAATAACAGATTGTTCATATTGAACAGCGGGAGAATACTGAGAACGTTGTTCATCAACGAATTCTTTTAATGGCTTATCAATACCTGCTTGGTCTAACAGAGTAGGTTGTCCTACTTGGTCTTCTTGACCAGTAGCATTAGCTAATAAGTCCTGAGTATTCTGTAATGCTAAATTACCTAAACCAGTAGCAAAACGAGCAGTATTACCAAGCCATACCTGAGCAGCATTACCAATGTCTGAAAGCTCCATAGAAGCATTCTGGAACTGGTCTGTGTTGGCTTGTGCAATGTTTAAAGCGAGTTTATCTCTAGCCGCTTGAGGACCATACTTTTGCTGTAGAGCAGTTACAGGCATGTCTCTTAAATCAGCCTGATATTGTTCAGCATCAGAAGGCTTAGCTACTTGACCACGTTGTTCATAGTTAGGGTGTGATGAGTCAAATGGGCCTGTACCACCAAATTCAGGAGAAACCTGTGGAGCAATCATTCTTCTGTAGAATGGTTTGGTAGCATCAATAGCAGATTGGTTAGCCTGCATCTCAGGAGTCATTGGCTGTGTAGTAGGCACAGTAAAGTTATTGATGGCAGAAACATCTGGTTGATTAGCCAAACGAATAGCTTCTTCACCTCTGAGATACTCAGGTGAACCAACAGGAAAATCAATTTCTACTCCTGGTACAGGAGCACCCATCTCTACTTGTTTCTGCTGAGTGGCTTGATTTAGTTGTTGTGTTTTTTGTAAACCAACTCCAGCTAATTGTTGTTCTTTTTCAAATCCGGTAGCCATTAGGAATCCTCAGAAGGGAAATAACTGATATGAAGTGTACTAAAAGAAATCCCTCACTAGGAGGGATTTTGTTATTTATCTGGTAGAAGTATTCACTTTTGGATTACCTAACGTATCCTCAAGGAACTTTCTAAGCTCTTGTCGTTGTCCTGTGTAATCAGGAACAACTGGCTGGAATGCAGGTACATCAGTACCAGTGATATTAGCTTTAGGGATATTTCTTTGAAACTGAACCAATGGAGCACTGGCTTGTTTCATTAAAGTATCACCTGATTTATCCACCAGTCTTAGTGCATCTGTTAATGCTTGCTTAGCAGCAGCATTGTTAGCAGTCTTCATAATGTCTTTAGCATTGGATTCAACATCCCCAAATGAGATTGTTACACCATCTGCTAAACCACCCCATCTAGATGGACTAAGAGACTTCTCAACAATGTATCCAATAGTTGCTGGAGTAGCGTTAGGATATGCTTTCTTAGCTCTGGTATAAGCTTCTGTGGCTTCATTAGGGTCTGCCAATCTACCTTGCAAACTCTTAATTACATCATCAGCAGAAGTCTTTTTATCATCCTGTAAATTAAATACAGTTGGGTCAATACCAGAACTTAAGAATGCAGCATTAACTTCCTGTGTAGCATCAGCTTTATACTGGTCAGCAGCTTCTTTAATCAATGCACTCTGGTTCTGAATTACTGCTGTTTGAGCAGGAGTAGGAGCACCAAGAGTAGCAATGTTTTGAGCTACAGCACCAGCAACCTGATTACCAGTAACAGGGTTAATATCATATTTCTTCTGCAACTCAGCAGCTTTAGCAGCAGGAGATTTATCAGGGTTATCCAATACCCATTGATTTAACTCTTGACCATATGAACGTAGATTACCTCGTTCTTTATTAGCGGCATTCCTCTCTGCATTAGCAGAAGCTCTCGCAGCACGAGATTCAGCAAGCTGTGCTCTCTGTAATCCCATCTGTTCAATCTGCTGTCTACGATTAGTCAAATCACCATACAGTTGACGAGAGTCAGCAAAGTTAGCTTCATTGGCTCTCAGGAACTGTTCAGCCTGATTAGGGTTAGAAGCCAATAAAGAATAGAACTGATTCTCAAATGGTTGAGAAGCTTGTTCTTTCTGTGCCTGTTCTAATTGAATCTGACCTTGTAAGTCCTGTCTTAACTGACCAGGGCGAGTAGCCAATGTCTGGTTAATAGCAGACTGGTCTACAGCAGCACCAAATCTCTCTCTTAAAGCATCTGGATTAAATTCTGTTCTTGCAGCATCTAATTGAGATGGGTCAGTAAAACCAAGTAACTGATTCTGAATATCAGCAGTATTCTGTGTACGTGCTGTATTGAAATTAGTATTACTTAGCTGTTGGTTCTGCTGAATAGGTGCAAGTAAACCAGAGATTGCATCTCTGATACTTTGATTGCCAGCAAGTTGAAGTCTGGCTACTCCACCTAAGTCTGGAGCATCAATATTTCTCCATGTGATTTGGCTCATTTACAATTCTCCAACCTCTGTGAGATTTACAAGTACCATCTCTCAGACGATACATTTGTTTTCTGCTTAAACCCTTCTCAGCACAAAACTGGTTAAGATTAACAATCTCCACCACCTGATTATCTGGAGATATGTACATGTGTTTTTTACTAGTAGCTTTACTAACGTTATCTTTAACAGGTATTAGTTTACAGGTTTCAGGACCATACTCAGTAGAGCCATTGAAATCTTTATCTATTTGATATGTATTATGTTCTGGGTCAATCCCTAATTTTAAGCATTCTTGGTAATACCATTCTGCAAAGTTTTGGTAATTGCCCCATTCCAAACAAACTGTAACTCCCTTAGCACCGTAATGAGCATACCCAGAATTTAAAGGATTATAACATCTTAAAAACATTCCCCACCATCTAGTGTATGCCGATGTAGTTTTAAATGCATCAGGCGTCTTAGTTCCATATGTGCATCCCTCATTAACCATATGCTCAGGTTTCCAACTAACATTAACTCTTGATTCAGAATATTTTTTCATACCAATCTCCTATAAGATTGGCACAATATAAATAAACTAATTAGCTTAGTCAATCTGAGCCATGATTTCCCCTTACAGACGATTCTGGTTTAAGTAGCTTTGAACATCCTGTTCTTTACCAGCATAGTCAGAAGTACGACCTCTAATACGGTCTTCTAAAGCAGTATTATAAGTCTGTTTCTGGTTAGCTAAGTTTGTATTAAAAGCATTTTTCTGGAAGTTAAACTGGTCTTTAGCTAAACCAAGAGTCTGCATACCATTCCATGCTTGGAACAATGAACCAAGTCCTTGTAAGGTAGGAGCTACTATTCCTTGAGACTGAAATCCTGTTTCTGAATCAGTACCACCAAACAAAGAACGACCAATATCACTATTTAACCAATTGGTGAATGCAGAGAACATTCCATTATCAGCTACTGGATTACCTCCTGTACTCAAAGGAGCATTTAATACTGAACTTTGAGTAGGATTATAACCACCAGTCAGTAGCTGAGTTTGGTCTGGGGCTTGATACCCAAAATTTAAATCATATGCCATTGTTAACTCCTTAATGAATTTAAATCAGTAGGTAATGTTAATGCATAATCCACGTAACTACCGATACTATCTAGTGTAACAGTACCCGGATTCATATTTAATGTTCTGGCGAAAAATTCATCTGGCTGTTCAAATAGATTAAAGAATGCAGCATTCATCAAGCCATCAATATCAATATTGGGATTTGGATTACCAAGAGCATCCATAGCATCTTCGATATCTTGCATCTGCTTCTGGTAATTTTCTTGGTTCTTCTGCATATCTTTTACTACATCCTGTAATTCTTTCTGTAACTCACTCTGAGCGCCTTTTGTTACAGCAGGCACCAATCCCATTACCTCATTAGCATATGGCAGCCCAGCATTGCCTGTAGAGCCATATGATTGATATGCAGATACTGCCCCATATGCCAGCATAGCTATGGCAGCAATGAACATGATATTGGGACCAAGATATTTAGCCAACAAAGACATACCTACGCTAATACCAATTGCTATTGCTACTTGAGTAGCTAAGTAAATTGCTACAGCTAAAGCTACTGATGTACCAGCAGCAGTTGCACCTGCGGCAGCAGCAGCCACTCCAGCAGATAATGTACCAGCAGAGTACACAGCAATTACTACAGCAACGATAATAGTTACTACTTTGAATATACCTGTCTGATACCACTTAGCTTTAGTAACTTTATATGAGTTAACCACTATATGTAAGCAGTCAAATGTCATTTGGGTACGTTGAACAATCTGCTGTGCTTCTACTACGTTTACACATAAAGGAATTAAGAAGCCTTCATTGTCTGGGTCATTAATACTAGCTTCACCTGTAATATTTACTGAGTGACCTTTATATACATAGTTGATGTGCTCTAAACCACACACCTCTACTTCTTCATATTGAGTAGCTGAAATCTGTTTACGGAAAGTAATAACAGTTACATCAGCAGTCATTTCAGTAGATTGGTTAAACTGGTTAACTATTTGTATAGATGCAGGTGCACCAGATGTTCTAGTCACAGTACCTTTAGGTCCAATTGAACCAATCTTCACAATTAGTGAAGAGTATTGGTATACAATAGAAATATTGTATGGGTCTTCTTTAAGACTTAACCTATTCATAGGAGGTTTAGAAGATAGACTACTAATAGCTCCAGTCTCGGGGTCAACATTTTCATTATACCAAGTTAGATACTGCACTTTATCTGATGGGGATACTTGAGCTAAGTATTTAAAGAATTCATGTAAGTAATCCATAGAGGATTCATACTGTGAATTCAAAGAAATACCTAATACAAAAAATGCATGGTCAATATCACCTACATCTGGGTTCTCATTAATCTTATCTCCAAGCACTGTGTACTTGAGATTCAGTTTATTCATGAGAGCCTTACATGTTTTAAACATGTTAGGACTAACATTGTTTGGGTCAGTGTAATCTGTGTTCCATACCCGTAATGGTACTACTGGATAGTACGCAGAATCCTTAATGAAACTATCCTTGATAACATCAAGAGTTGGATATGTACCTAAACCAGCTTGGTAAATGAAATACTGCTTACGAGACAAATCATCAACAATCACAGTTGTTGTAATCTTAGTTTCGGTTTTATCATCATTTACTTTAGTTACTACAGTAGTCGTAGTAATGGTAAAGTGACCAAAGTTATTGTTAGTGGTTTCGGTGGTAGTAGTATCATCCACATCACCAGCTTCAAATGGTCTAGTTACTGTCGTAACAGAAGGAGCACCAGGAGTACGTACACGATAAATAACTTGATAATATTCTTTGGTGTAATCAATATCTGTAAATGTCTTATTTTCTGTATATGTAATAGTAGGAGGTGTGTTACTCATTTGAATAGTAACCATACCATTATTATCAATAGTCCAATCAATAACAGCATTAGCATTTACACCAGATGGTGGATTACCCATACCTCCATAGTCTGCATCCCATTGGTATCGGTCAGTAAGATACTGTTCAATCCAATAAGATAAATCAGCTACGTTATAATCAGACATGACTATAGATACTTGTTTGCCTGCATTCAGAGATGATAATACAGCCATCAAATCATCATTATTAGGTGTCCCATAAAAAATAGAACCATCAGGTAAACCAAGTTCATAGTAATCTCTACCATATCTATACGCCTGTCTAATCTTGGTTCCCATTCCTTTGAGATATGCTTGTGGGATAGCAGTACCAAAATCAGCACCCTGCATCACAGAAGACGTGATTAGTTTCTGTAAAAAGTTAGTAGGGTTATCCCCTGCTAAGTTAACAGTGACTGAAGATACAGAGATGATTTTCTTTCTACTGAATAATCCCATAAGTATTAAAGGAGGCTTTCGCCTCCTCTCCTTAGTAGTTTACGCTAACCCCATCTGCTACTTTTCTCGTAAATGCATCCACCGCAACGGTATCAAATCCTGTTGGTAATGGCGTACCATCATCAACTGTTTTACGAGTAATCCAAGTATCAGAAATAATCTTCAATGCCTTCTGTTCAGCATCTCTGATGAAGCCGTCTTTCTGTTGTTTATACAGTGCAATCTGAGCACCAATAACACCTGTTACAGGTACACCATCAACAGTATCAGAAATCTGTGCTTTCTCAGTTTTAACCTTCTGAGCAATAAGTTCCTTGTTAAGTTCTTGGAGTTCAATCTGTTTATCTAACAGTTCAATCTCTTTATCAGCTTTCTCAAGTTCCTTATCAGCCAGTTCAATTTGCTTATTGGCTAATTCAATCTGAGCATTAATCAGAAGGTTATTGAGATAGGTCTTATCCTTCTCGATAAGGAAAGTAACAGCTTGTTGTAGGACTGCTGTTAACTGGCCTAAGTATACCTCTGCATACTGAGTACCAGTGATTCTTTCCATATCCCACTGAGCACTAAGATGAGCATTGGCTGCTGTCATCAACTCATCAAAGATACCAGTACCATCAACTACTTTAGTAGTCAGGTCTTCATTTGTAATTGGTTCGATAACAACAGCCATTATCTACTCCTTAATCGATAGATTTAGCAGCAGCCTGTTGGTTCTTCAGGTCTTCTAACTCAGCAGGAGTCAGATTAGGAAGAACTTCAATTGCATAAGCATTGGCTTGAACAGACTGTTGTGTATCACCTTTAGGACCTTTGATGGTCTTAATGGATGCATACTTACGGTCACGTAAAAACTTATAAATGATGTTAGGTACGTGGTAACCATTCTCGTAGAACTCTTCACGGTAAGGCACAAATACCTTAATGTTACCTACCACGTCATTAGAGACAGTAATAATCTCACCTTGATAATCTGCTTTGTTTGGGTCCATACAGGTCAGACGAATACGTACAAGTTTCATAGCTTCATCTGCTGCTTCAGCACGTAACTGTGCAGGGGATTTGGTTTTAGTTTCAGTCACAGTTTCTACCTCAGCAGTTGTATTGGATTCACCATTTAATTTAGCTTGGACTTTCTCACGTAACTTTTCCAAACCAATGTTTGGATGATAAGCAATACCTAGCTGGTCAGCTTGCGTTTTCAGTAAATCAAGTTCGTTTAAATCGGACATACATTTTCCTTTTAAATTTCTGGGTGGAACCAGTTTTAACTAGTCTCGGTAAGTTTACCGTATTTTATAGATAAAAAAAGAGTGGGTTTCCCCACTCTTAATTAGTTTTAGCTCATTACATAGCAGCTACAGTTTTGAACAGAGCAATCCATTCAGGACGCAGAATCAGTGAACCGTAGTACCACTTGATAGAGGTCAGGCCCATTTCACCATACGGGTCAGCATAAGACACAGTCTCAATGCCTGGTTTCTTGGTGTAAGTGGTGAACTTAACAGTCTTACCATCAGTCTGGAAACCGATAGTGGTGAAGGAACCAGAACCAACACACAGCATTGGGAATACGTCATACTTACCAGAAGTAGCGTAGTAACCTGGGTTAGTGGTAACGGTAGCACCAGCACCTGCCCATTTCAGCATCTTAGGAACAACGATGACACGGAAAGAAGCGATGGAACCAATCTCACCTTTTAACAGGTTACCAGCATCAGCATACTGCTGTACTGGAATGAATGCTGCATTACCGAACGGGTCTTGCATCTTACGAAGCTGAAGTTCCAGTTCAGAACCAATATACAAAGCACGAGCACCTTGAATGGTACGAGTGTCAGTCATCAGAGAACCAGCAATCAGCTTGGTCTGCATAGGACACAGGTTATCGTTCAGGGTGATACCCATCTTAACCAGACCTTCATAGGTAACTACAGTAGCAGTACCTTCACCAGTCATATCGGCATTAGATGTAGCAGCACCTGGGTAACGAACAACACCAGCGCCATTCAACAGGTCAATCTGCAACTGGTCTTCAGTAATGTCGTTAGCACCTTTAACTGCTTCCTGAATCAGATGGCTATCCAGTTCTTCATCAGTATCGAAATCCATTGCTTCCTGAGTCCACTCATAGAAGAAACCAAATTTCTTGATTGAACCAACCAATTGGATACGAGTGAAGCCAACACGGTTAACTCGACCACCATTCTCAGTCAGAGCAGGCAGTTTAGATGGGATAGTACCAATGTCTTTGCTAGAACCATACAGGTTACCATTAGCAATAGTTGCACCAGCAGCGTCAATACCTTGGTCGTTAACGTTACGGTCATCTAACAGAGGTACATAGTGATACAGCTTAATCTGCTTACCCATGTTCTTGGGCATGTTAGTCACTTCAGCCAATTGACCAAAGTACATTTCTTTAGCAGCATCAACTAGTGCTTTCTTGTAGTAGTAGTCCAGACGAATCTGAGGACCAATACTAGAAGGTGTAGTATTAGGAGCATTATACTTCATAAGTTATCATCCTCGTTTAGCGGAATTTAGATTTAAACGCTTTCTCAAACTCTTCATCAGACATAGCCAAAGGATTTAACTCTGGTTCTTTTGCCTGACCAGAAGGTTTGCTTGGACTTGCAGCTTTACGCTTTGCAGCCCTATCAGAATCTTCTTGCGTAGGAACACGAGGTTTAACTTCTACCGGCTGTTGTGGAGGTGCTTTACCAAAGGCTCCTTTAGCCGCTAACTGTTTACCTACTGCTTCATACGCCTGTAAATCTGAAAGACCACTCAAATTCCCCAATGCTCTTTGCTTCATCATCTCTGATGCGATTGTGTCAAAGATTCCATTTGCCACATGCTCATTGATGAGTGGAATAAGATTTGGTTCATTCGCAAGTGCACGTTTACTGTTATCATCCCATTCATCGAGAATGACGGTCATTGTCCGACCATATGTTGGAGTATGCTCAATGCTGTCCAACACTGTATCTAGATTAACCTGTGCATCCGGGACAGAATAATTACCAGGTGTGTACTTAGGTTCTTCCTGTGTATTTACATCAAGTGGGTCAATTCCACTTTCTTTAATAAGTTTGCTGATTGCTTCAGGGTTCTTCTTATCTAAGTCGATTAGATAAGTAAGTTTCTGTTCATCAAGCAATCCATTATTTTCTAACATCTTAAGAACTTTTAAAGATGGTTTCAAGGCTGCCATCTTTTTATTATAGTTCGCTCCTTGTTGCATAAGCTTAATAGCATCATCAACATTATCAATTTGAATGTCTCTGCCATTAGCTTTGAACGGACTAAATAACTTCTTAAGCTGTTCTTCAGCAGAACCAGTATCTACTTCCTGAGTAGTTTCAGTTTCCTGATTCTCAGTATTAGTTTCTTGGTTCTCATCTGTATTTTCTTCTGTAGTAGTTTCTTCCTCAGTAGTAGTAGTGGTTTCTTCAACCTCTACAGTCTGCTGAGTAGTTTCTACTTCTTCTTCAGTAGTCTGTTCCTGAGTAGTTTCCTGTTGCTCTTGTGAAGATGCCGACTCAAAGGTCGGCATCGGAGCTTTCAGGAAATCAGCATCAGACATTGCAAGAATTGATTGTTCAACGCTGTTTCCAGACATAAGCTATTACTCCTGTACTTCTTCTTGTAACAGTTCTACCTGAGTTTCTTCATCCTCTGGCAGAGCCTTACGAGCCAATTCAGCCATATACTGAGTACGACCTAAGAAGCTACGGAAATAGGCAATAGCCAACATCTGATTACGAATCTCTTTCTGGGAAGCCTCATCTTGCATATCAGGATGAGCCATAAGATGGACCAATCGAGCAGGTTCCTTATCAAAGAATTCACTATCGATAATACGTTTCCAGTCACGAGACTTAGAAATACGAGCGATAGCATCACCTAACGCAATTGTTTCTTTCTTCTGTTCAATGCTGATACGAATTTGTTCTGACTGACTCATACGTGTGTCCTCATAATGAGATTATATTTCACTTAGTGGCTTACCAGATTTAAGGATGTAATCCACAATCTTGGTTTGAGTTTGGCTTTCAGCTTGTGCAGAAATCTTCTGAACATCTCTAGCCTGTTTAACACCTGACTCTTGTTCAACATAATCCAGGTTTTTAAGGTCTGTATCACTTTGAACGTTTTGAGCTTGTGTAGCTTTATACCCTGCTGAAGCTCTATTTTCAATTGCTTTAGATTGAGTTTCAGCAATTTGAGCCTCTAAAAGTGCAATTTCAAGCTCTGCTTTACGTTGTACTAATGGGTCAGGTTGTGGTTGATAGGATTCAATTCTCTTAGCTAAGTCAGGCATATTTCTAAGACGAGCAATATCACTTAATACCATCTGAGACATTTCGAATGGTAAGCTATTACCCATAGTCTGAAGCATGAAAGCTAATTCTTGTGCTTTCTGGTTATCTGCTTCAGCAGTAGAAATACTTAACTTAAGGTCAAAGTCTCCAGCTAATTCATCTCTCCTAACAGTAACGAATTGTTCATTAGTTACTCGTACCACTTCCTCTTCTGATAAAAATTCAGAGTTCATAGAAATAATCTTACGACCAATTTCCACAACACCTTGAGCCAATCTACGAAGAATACCTAATTCACGTTTAGAGGCTGCATCCAATGCTCCTCTAATACCAGTAGCAACATCACCTAATGCTTGTGATGCAATACCTTGTGAGAAGGATTTAACACCTGTAAGGGACTCTGCTTCGTTATTCTGATATTGAATCATCATAGGAGCAGACTGAGGAATCTCAGGAGATACATGCATGTAGATACCTTGTCTTGGGTCTACGTTAGCATTGAATTCATAGTCCTCACCTTTATCAAATTTACGTCTATTGGTTACATCTAGCATATCCTTACGAATACCAGTCTGACCATTAGCACTTCGAGCCAAGATATCAATCATTGCTCTAGTAGTAGCACCAATAATCTTTTGGTTATCCTCAAGCAATGCACCATCTGGTTCACCATAAATAGAACGAGGGATAGGCAGATATGGAACCACAACGAATGGAATCTTTTTATCTGGGAATGGATTTTCTTCAAGACGAATCATAGTATTACCAACAAAGGTAGCTACGATTGGTACAGTCTTACCATTACCATTAATATCCCACCAACCCCAATACTCATAAGCTACAAACTTCTTACGAGGTTCATCTTTAAAGTTGAAACCAGATTGGTCTTCTACTTGATGGTCAGGGGTATTCAGTGGATTAGACATACTGGCAGAAATCTTATCCAGATTCTTATATCTACCATCTTTCTCTAAGTCAGATTTAGAAGTTTCAAAACTATAAATAACAAACTGAGCTTGAGAAATATCACCATTACATGTTGGGTCAATCACTACGTTCTGTGAGTTAACTACTTCAACAGTAGGTTGGTTCTTAATTACTTTCTCATACTCAACTTCTTCCGTACCAGTTTGTACAGCAACAAAAGCACCACGATTCTCAAATGAGTAATCAACTGATGCGATGATATCATCTGGCAAACTATTGTAGGCATTAGGATTCTCTAACTTAAGTTGTAGAGCTTCTTGTAATGCAGCTACTTGGTCTTCATTAGCAGCAGGGTAGTAAGCATATACAGGAACAGTTTCCTTAACCATTTGAGTATAGTTACACCATCCAACACGAACAATTACAGTACCTTCATTCACAGCATTACGAACATAATCATCAATGAAGCGTACCTTATCAATCTTAATATTGAATTGATAATTCAGTACTAACTGGTTCTGTATAGCTGCTTCACGGTCTTCCCATGTAACAGGGGATACAGCAAACAATTCATCTGTACTAAGGAATGGTTCTGTAAGAGCAGAGTATCTCCATTCAGCTTGCTTACGAATAAGCATAGGCTGTACAGAAGACCTCCCCGGAACTTTCTTAGGTTTAGCTGCACCCTCCACATTTAAGTTATTAAGCCAAGTAGTAATCTGACTCATCTGTGCAGAATGAGAACTGTAGGCAGAATCATAGTCTGACTTGAGGTCAGATACTGTTGGTTCATTATCCCAATCTGTCAGGTTTCCAGTCTCTTCTGGATTAACAATTGGTAATTCGTCTTTAGCCATTGCGATTGTCCCTCATTTACTTTGCAAGCAGTATATATGTTTTGGTCTAATTCTGTACTTAGTTTGCTTCCTCCCTTAAGAATTATCTAATCTTTTTAGATGTATCAGGGTATTCTGAGCACACTTCTTAGGAAGTAATTCTAATATTGGAGGCTTTCAAATGCATGAACCAGTTTCTGGAACTGCTATTACGTCAGGATTGGGTGCAACTACCTTACTATCTTATTGGGCTGGTATTCCATCAGGAGTCATTATTGGTTCCTTTGCTGGTGCAGTTATCTATGTTCTGACTAATTCAGATGTTCCCTTATTCAAAAGATTATCTTTTTTTCTTATATCTTTTGTAGTGGGAATCATTGGGGCTGGGTATACAGCTAAAGTTATAGAAGGATTCACTCGTCTATGGACCCAATCTGAAATCAACGTGGACCATTCTGTAGGGGCTTTAATAGCAGCAGCACTAGCTATTAAAATCTTAATCAGTTTGATTGCTAAGGCTAAGGTTCCCGACTTACCAACGGGAGGAAAATCATAATGACTATCGTTGAGTATCTGAAATCATTCTCTCCAATGGAGCTAGGTAATGCATTCATTTGCATGGGTATAGCCCTACGTTTGATGATATTTAGGCAAGGTACTGCAAGACATAAGTTTTGGTATTCAGTCTTTGCCTATGTACTCATCGTATCTTCAGCAGCAATAGCAATACGTATCCTAATGAAGCACTACATCCAAGTAGACTTATGGGAACTTGTTCTCAATAGTTCAATACTCTTGGGTGTATTATTAGCTAAAGGTAACGTAGGAAGACTATTGAGGAACTAACTTCATGAAACGTACTATCTCTAATAATGGCTTAAAATTTACTGCTGCTTGGGAACAACTGAAAACCAAAGCATATCGAGCTACTAGTCAAGAAAAGTATCTCACTATTGGTTTTGGTCATTATGGACCCGATGTAAAACCAGGAGATACAATTACTGAAGATGGAGCATACAACCTATTAAGTCAGGATATGGATGAAGCAGTTAAACTAGCTGATTCCATTGCCAGTTATAAATTCAATCAAGCTCAGTTTGATGCTATCTGTGACCTCATCTTTAATGTTGGTCCTAAAGCTGTAGCAGCAGGTACAGGTACAGGACAAGCAATTAGAGCAGGTGATGTAAATACCCTTCGAATCAAACTCCCTCAGTTTAAGAACCAAGCTGGTAAACCATACTTAGGAATCTATCGTAGAGCTATTGGTAGATTGGCTCTCTTTGATGGTAAGACTTGGGAAGAAGCCGAACGTATTGGTAGAGGAGTTAAATCTCTATGATTGATAAAGCCAAGTTAATAAAACTTGGTTTAATTGCACTAGCTCTCATTTCGATGGGAGCTTTTTTATCTTGGTATATAACTGACAATCATTACCAGACTGCATTAGCTACACAGAAGTCTGAATATGATGGAAAGTTAAAACAGATATCAGATGAAGCAGCATTTAAACTAGGTAATGAAGTACAAAGAAATAACTTACTCCAGAAAGAATTAGCTGAGATAGATTCTAAATACTACATAGACTTACAAGATGAAAAGACTACTAATGATAAGCTCACTCTTGATGTTGCTACTGGTAAACGTAGGGTGCTCTTCGCAGAAGCTAACCTTGCAACCTGTAAACTCTCCAGAGATACAGGAACAGAAACCAGCAGCATGGGCGATGGAACCTCCATCGAACTCTCTCCAACTGCTGGACGAAACATTCTCAGTATCAGAAAAGGAATAATTGAAGACCAAGCCAAACTAAAATATCTACAGGAATACATACGTAAAGTAGAGGCATCTAAAAATGGTAAAGTTATCCACATAGCAGAGAAATAAATTACCTGATTCTATCTTAACTAAACCTGATAGAAGCTACCCAATACCTGATAAAGCTCCTTCGGGAGCTTTTTTTGTACTTATTAAACTAAATATAAGGCTCTGTGGAGCCTTTTCTTATTGAGGTAATACATGAGGGTTAAAACATATCTTAGACGTCAGAGAGAAGGCTCTATACCTGTTAAATCAAGTAATGATGATATAGGTATACAGGAGTACCCTGACGTACTTCTAACCATGTATATAAATACACTTGAGAATGGGGATTCTCCGAGAGCCTTACGACAAGGTATCAAAGAGATTATGAAACGAATCCAATCTCCAAGAGTTAAGTCTATCCTCCAAGATATCAAACGAGCTACATCACCAGTAGGTAGATTACATTTCTACTATGGTGCATTAGAACGTGACTTAGAAGAGATTAGAGATATAGCAAAAGAAAGCCCCCAATAAAGGGGGCTTATTCTTAACTTTTAACGTAGTAAGTATCAATTCCAGACGGCATAGTATTTCTACCAACCTGCCACAAACTAGCAGTACTAAATTGCATACCCCAGCAATGAGACATGTTACCTGAAGTAGTAATAATCTGAGCAGTAATCATTGGTTGAGTTCTCGTTCTAATAACCTTACGTACAGAAAAGTAAGGAGATGCAGAAGGAGAAGTACCAGTCTGAATTACAATCTGAATACTCTCACCATTACTAACAAATGAAGTAGCTGCGGCACCTGTACCATACCCAGTTAGTAATACCTTTATGATATCACCACGAACATATCCATCTGCATAACCAGATTGAGTATTACCATGACAGGTTACAGAACCTTCAGAGCAACCAGACATACCAAACCAGCATTCACCATCACCGAGGTCGCCGCCCCATGTGATGACATTGTTATTGCTCACGTCGATGTTTATCAACTTTCCAGCGTTAACCTGACTCAATGCAATACCACAGGTGTCAAACCACGGTAACAGTTGAGACGGGCCAGTACCCTTGCCACCATTACCACAGCTAACAAGAGTGTTGCCGGTAATGGTGCAGCTAACCACATCGCCACCAGACTGACCTAGATTGATACCATTCTTACCAAAGTTGCGGATATAGTTGTTTTCCCACGTACAATATATACAGGCATTAGAACTACCCGTCATAGTACCTCCGCCAGTACCGTAAGTTACCCCATTCTCTAGTACACAGTTAACAATATCTACATTTACACATTCCTGAACACCAATCATATCACCAGTACCTACTAGAGCACGGAATGTACCATTACTTGGAGGAACAGGAGATACAGTCATATTGGTAGCACTGGATACAGCAGTAACCATGTGTTCACTACCACCTGGTAAAACTAACCACATCCCAGGTTTAACTCCAGTGAAGTCAAGTCCAGATGAATGAGTTACAGCACCAGTAGTAGAAGTATTAACATATGTACGATTTCCTGGAGCTCCAATGTGAGTACCACTTGCACGTACATTATCAACCTTACTGTAGGTATAATTACCGATATAAACAGCACCTGCACCTAACTGAACAGCAAAGATATCTTTAACTAATACGTTTGAACTAGCAGAGGTATTGTCACCAAAGAATGCAATTGCACCTTTTGCAAAGTTCTGTAATTTACATTTAGTTATTTCAACTCCATTAACGGCATTACCTACAACACCATAACCAGAGTTACCAGCAATGGTACAATGGTCCAGAATTACACCATTACCAATACGAACCAGAACTACTTCAGCAGGAGCTTGAGTATCTAGACGGTTACCTTCAATATATAAACCACGTACAGTAGCACCAGTTAATACAGATAAGAAATCACTAGTATAGTTGACAGCTAAATTACGTCTGATTGTGGGCAATCCGTAACATTCTATTGAAGCATACGCAGGAATAGTTATTACACTTCTACAGTCATAAATTTTACTACGAATTTCTCCAATAATTTTATTAGCGCTAGCAGCAGCAAAGAATTTATTTAAGTTGGCTGCATCATCAGTTATACCATCACCGATACAACCAAACATCTCAGGTGTAATACGATTCTCATGTAGACGTTGCCAAGAAAAAGAAGAATTAACGCGGGCAGTAATACCACCATCATCTGTTAAATCCCCTGCAACAGCGATAAAATCACCACCCCCACTCAAAGTATTGTTATACCAACTGCGTAACTTAACTCTTTGTCCAGCAGCAGTAGGAACTAATACACGAAGAGAAGCAAAGCTATCCACTTCACCAATAAGTGAATATCCAATTGGAGATGCTAATTCTTCATCAATAGCTGTTGAACCTTGAGCAACCCAAGTAGTAGGGGACACACCACCAGTACTATCAATAGTAGAGCTTGCAGGAACAACTTTAGGTAACGCTCCCGCCCATGCGTACTGAACACCATCTTCAACTACAACATCATTCTTAGTGGTCAGGGTAGTACCTAAAGCTAAAGAACCAGGAGGAGTATTAAGCTCTCTGCGGGAAAGAGCGTATGCACCTAAATCTACAGTACCCTCAGAATGTACAAGCAAGCCAGAAGAAGTAAGGCTGGTAGCAGTAGCACCAACAGGAATGTCAATAGGTAAGGAATAAGCTCTTTGTGTTTCCTTGTCATAAATAACTTTATATCCACTTAAAATAGCTCCTACAGAGAAGTAGATAACTTCTGACTGCTTTACACCAAAATGTCTAGCTACTGCTTGTTTATTGGTTAAAATTCCAGTTGAACCTTTACCGCCTTGTGAAAATAATTCGTTCATACGTACCTCATTGTTTTTCTAGTAAAATCCCCTCCAAAGAGGGGAAGATAATTATGCCAGCGTTAAAACAGTAGACCTAACTACACCATCAGTACCACGAACTTTGATACGTAACGAAGTATTAGATTCTGCATAGATTACCATTTCACCATTCTGTGCTGGGTCATGAGCAGAAGTAACCAATATTTCAACTGCACCATCTGCACGAACAGTCATGGCATTCTTACGGGTACTTGCTGTACCAATACCAATTTGCCCTAAGACAGGATTAGTCTGGACAGTAGTGTATTTACTAAAACGACCAATACCAAACTCATTAGAATGCTGTAGTTCATGCCCACGACCAGAAGCAAACTGATAAGATTCATTCAGATTGTGTTGATAACCGAAGGCAGCACTGTAGTCAGCAACATCATTGAGAGTAATATCTCTACCCCAAGCAGCACTGTAGTTACACAGATTAGTAGTGGTAACAGTATGCCCTCCAGCCATAGTATAATTACCATCTGCTGCACAACCTTGCCCCCAAGTAATGGAACCAGTAGCAGCTACACCATTAGTTGGGAACTGAGATGTTGCTGAGTCAATACTTACCAGAGAACTAAACATAGCAATTGCATCAGGCTGCCCATCCCAGGGACCAACACTTCGCCCATAAAATGGAGACAAATGGTTACGATGGGTTACCCCACGTTCCTGCAATGCATACCAGATACGGTGATAACCATGCTCCCACAGGGAATCGCCTAACCAGTGTGTATAATCACCTGTACCTGATACATCATACTGAGTCTTTAGGCCCATAGAGTTAACGTAAATACAGTTACGGTTCTGGTTCTCACAGTAACTCAACTGCCCTTGCCATACCTGATAACGAGTATGCAGACCAGACATACCCATAACGAACATTGGAGTATGGTTCTCCATCCACGCTTCTGCACGAAACTGAGTATCTAAGGTTTTGAACTTATCACGGTAAACCGTAATGGTATCAGTCAGTGCATCTTCTTCCCCTTGCGCCCAAATCAGATAATCAATCTTAGTCTTACCAGCAGCCACTAGTTCAGGTGTAGCCAGAGCAGCCTCTACTTTAGCTTTGATTGCAGCGTAACGAATAGACGCAGTGCCAGAACCGACCCAATCACTAATAGGACGCCCACCAACAGCATCGTAGATAACGTAAACTTTAGAAGCCTTATGTTCATCAATTAAACGATGAGCAAAGGACAAAGCAATGTTATTATTTCCGCCATTACCATTAGGAGTACTTTGAGAGAAAGGTAATTGTGTATAATCACTACTCCCCCAAGTATTAGTAGTACCATCCCATACTTTAACATTAGGTGACGCTGGATTAGGTCCTCCAGAGTTAGCACCTTGAGCATTTGACTGACCAGTAATAACTACTACGTATATTTTTTGCTCAAGAATATCACCAACAGTTGTATCTCCAAGAGCAACATTATAAGCACCAGTAGTACTATTCAGCTTATTGGTTAACTCTTCACCTGACTTAGGTATAGGCAATAAATTTACTATCACATTACCAGGCGTATAAGTTAGCTGACCACCTGATACTGAACCGATATATACGTTAGTTGGTAAGGTAGGTAATCCATAAATCTTCTGTGCAACTACATCATAAATAATAGTTTTACCATTTAATGATGTATCTGTATTAGTACTCAAGATTACTTCTGAATTTTTAACATTGGCTACACGAGCAACTTCTTCAATAGTTCTATCTGCTGCCTGTAAAGTAACTAACTCACCACCAATCTGAACAATCAATCTATCATTAGTAGCCAACGGCTCAGTAAGAATGATTCGTTGGTTAGCAGCATCGATAGTATAAGACTGAGTTAACAGACCTTTATAGTATCTCAAACCATTCTTAAAGATGGCTGGAATATCTTCAAAGATATAAGGAATAGTAATAACCTGTTCACCACCTACTGCATTACCATGATTATACAACCAGTTAATAACAGTCCAGTTATCAATGGTCGGATTATCAGGTACAGCAGGAGTACCAGTCATTAATACAATTACTTCATCCCCTGCTTCTAAAGGTTGTGCAAACAGAACCTTGGAATCATCAGGAGAGAATGTAAAACCTTTACTTACATAGTTCACGTAACCATTCACAATAATGAATGGAACACCTACAGCACCATCAGGAACAACAATCTCAGTTTCATCACCAACTGCTGAACCATTATTATACAGGAAAGGGATATATCCTACAGAAGGAGAACCACCACTACCTGAATTAGAGGTGCCAACAACAATCCAACTACCAGTAGCAGTTGGGTTATTAGGGATGATTCCAGTACGGTCACCCTCTACATACAAATAATCTGTATAGATTCTTTCACCAGCATCAGAGGTAGAGTAAATACGGGTATACTTAGCAGTAACAGGTAATGCTTTCATTTCTGTTACTGAATCTACTGCAATTAATACCCCATACTTATTTAAAAAATCATAGATGAACTGAAGCTCACCAAGATTGTCATACACAGTTTTAACCACGTCATAAGCAGTACCAATGAATTTCTCCACCAGCCCAGCTTCATTACCGCAGCATGAATTCGTAGTTCGAATCATCTTATACCCATCCTCTCATTTCTGGTTTAACGTTGGTTTGTCCAATATGTGCATTGTCCAAATCTAAATTCTCAATCTTCATACATTCCGCTTCAAACCTCTGACTCCATTCAATTCCTTTAGCTGCTGTCTCTGGATTAGGGGAATTAGAGTAAAGCTGTGAAGCAATGTAATATGTCAATGCCTTCTCATGACTAGCAGGAATACGAACTTCAGTATTCAGGTCAGTAGTCGTTAGTGCAATCTTAGGATGATTTGCCCTATAAGTCACAAACAATGCATTAGTTTCAATTGGATAAACAATCTGAATACAGTCAAATGCTGGAGTAACAATAGAACCACATGAAGGTTCATTGTTTAAATACAAACAACAACCACATTCATCGAAGACTCTTTCAACTCTAATAACATCATCTAAGAATCTTTCAGTAGGTGTATCCATAAGATATTTATACTTCTCTGTAGAAGTAGAGTTCATCTGAGCAAACTCACTACGCAGATAATACTTAGTAATCTGCTCATATTGCTGAATGATTACTTCTTTTTCTAACAGAGGAAATCTGGCATGAAGATTAGTTAAGCCAGCATTCAATTGAGCAATCACTTTAGGATAATCTTGTGGTCGAATACCCTGTCCATCATTACCAGTTCGAATGAGGCTTAACTCACCTACAGATAACATCTGAAATAATTCTGACAATTTCATAATGTAGCTCCGAGAGTTAACGTCACCACATTATAAGCCAGACTTAAACCAGATAACTATCTATTCCATTAGATTGGGTTGGTTCAGGCATATCCCAAATACCATCATCCTGTACACCACCTGTAGAGCCTTGTGAGGGCTTCCATACCTTCAGACACCCTAACATACTAATGGTATCAATGAAGTCGTCATGCTTGCTCTTAAAGCCTTCTATCGTAGCCAATCGAAGCTCATCCAAAGCTTCTAACATAATTTTCTCTTCTTTGAGTTCTTCAGGGAAATACATCTTACCTGCTTTAAACCAAGGAAGAACTGAGTTAAATCTGACCATCTTATTACTATTAGGTCTGATACCAGGTCTACTATTATTGCCATCAGATGCAAAGTTGAACCAGATATTACGACTCATCATCTCATTCTGAAGTAATGGAATAAATCCACCCTGCTGACCTGTAACTTCAATACCTACTGATTGAGGTTGATACTCTACAACCAGTCTAAACAGGTCATCAAAGTTCTTATCCATCAACTGACGTCTACAGATACCATCAACCCAGAACCAATCACCATTAGAGTTGATAGCCCATACAGAGATTACTGAATAGTCAGCAGACTGTTTCTCTGAAGTAGCAAAGTCAGTAGTGATATAGAAGTTAAAATGACCTCTATTCAATAGAAGAGACTTACGCTTGTACCATTGGATATCAGCATCCATGACAAGTCTCTCTTCATCAGAAGTAATTCGTAGCATCAGTTCCTGATTGAATGCAGCAACCTGTCCAGTAGAGATAGCGAGGTCATATTGACCCTTAACGAAGTCATATGAGAAGCGGTCTTCCCAAGCTCCTACGAATTCTTCACGAGAACAAGGGAATTTCTCACAGATTGGGAATACGTTTACGTACCAACCACCTGATTCTACTGCTTCATAGAGAATATCGTTCTTATTGAAGGGTGTTCCACTAAAAACAATCTTTCTACGTACAGGGTCAAGTGCATAATCGACACCTTTGTACACAGTATCCTTGATTGCCTGCATAGTTGATTTGGATTTAGCATCATCATCACTAACCAAGTCATCCAATACAGCTAAAACAGGACGTTTACCAAAGATTTTAGTACCACGAAGACCTGTCTTAGCACCAAACATACGTACACCTAGCTTATGCCCATCAGCATTAGTGAATTCTAGGTATGCATCAGTGAATTTGGCTTCAGGAATGTACTTCTGAAGGAATTCAGAGTTGTTATAACGGTATTCGATGTTCTTTCTAAGCGATTTTACCCCGTTCTCCATTGAGTCAGAGACATAAATCATACCTTCGATTTCACCAAATCCATCAATTTCCCCATATAAGGCAATATACAGAACCAGATACTCACCAAATAGGGTAGTTTTAGCCATACCACGAGAGCAGAGATTAGCTAATCGAGTGCGTTTACCTGCTAACTCATCAAGCATTTTAAGATGAACAACAGGAGTAAGGTTAGATTCACCTGCTTCACCATTAACCATCTTAATAAAGTTCACATAGTTAATTGCGAATACAGAAGGAACATAGTTACCAGCGTTGAGAGTTGAATAATCAACAGAATTCAACCATTCCTCAACAGTCTTTTTAACCATTGGGTCTTCTTTAATCATCGACACGTTCAGATTCTCCATCAATTACTAACTTGGTATGAGCTACTTCTTTAGCTGAATAGACTCCACCTTCAATTAGTTGTCGCTGCTTCGCAGCTAGCTGTGAGGTTAATTCCCTCAGTTCACTAATTACACCACCTTCCTGCAAACCAACATTAAGTTCAATCTTATTGGCTTCAGGACGTTTGAGATGATTTAGTAATGAGTTAGCTGCTTCACACTTAACCTTCTCACTTTTAGCATTAAGCATTAAATCTGCTTGAACGTTAATAGCTTTCTGAAAGATATCAGCATTAAGAACATGAGTTGGAACCAAAGTCTGTTCATAGATAAGGTTAACTAACTTACCTTTGTTGTATGCAGATACATAACAATGAATATCTTTAGTAGAAGTACCAGAGTTCAAGAAGTTTTGATATCGGTCTGGGAAAGTTTTTATATAAGCTTCAAAGTTGGTATGCCCCATTAGTTTAAAACTGACATACTTAACTGCGGATAAGTAATCTTCAATCTTAAACTTACCATCCTTCATTACATGAGTATAAGACATTAAGTTATCTCTCAATACTTCACCCATAATGGGGTCAGAGAGAATCTTATTAATCTTATCCATTAAATCCTGATTAACACTGCCTTTATGATTCTGAGGCATTACAGCTTTAAACTGTTCTACAGATAACTGAGTCATAGTTACTCCAAAGGGTTTACAAATAGATTATCAGTACTATATAGTACTTTTCACAGAAAGTAGAAGATTCTTAAGTGAGAGGTGTATTAGGACGTAACGGACTCATTATCCAATCTGCGTCTAGTTCTTAAGATTGCAGTCTTAATAACACAGATGGTACATCTCTCTCTTAAGCACCTTCGGTGCTCTCTTTGGAAAGATTGAAGTATTTAATCGCATGATATCTTGTCAGCAACTTGTGAAAGCATTCGTAGGCATATGGTGTGAGGTCATTCGAGGGAGTAGGCTCCTACCTTTATAGCAAGCCAAGTGACGTACCACTAAGGTGTACTAGTCATCCGAAATGTGGGGAAATGAGAGTGGTCCCCTAAAGATATCAGTCGATTAAATATTTACAGGATATAGCTCAGCTTGGTAGAGCGCCTGCTTTGGGAGCAGACTGTCAGAGGTTCAAGTCCTCTTATCCTGACCAAAATCTTCAGCGCTACCTGAAGACCTTCCAGTAGACACTGGAACAAAACGCTGAGACAGCCATTAGGCTAGGTGCGGAGTAGAGAACAAATGTCCAATTGGGTGAGAAGCCCATCTAAATATGTGGGGTTGGCAGAGTGGTCGATTGCGGGGGACTGTAAATCCTCACTGAAAGGCGCGGTGGTTCGAATCCATCATCCCACACCAAATACTGGAAGATTGGCTGAGAGGCCGAAAGCAGTCGGTTGCTAACCGATAGGATGTAATGTCCCACAGGTTCGAATCCTGTATCTTCCGCCATATATGGTTCCATAGCTCAAGCTGGTTAGAGCACTCGGCTCATAACCGAGAGTGTCCAGGTTCGAAACCGGGTGGAACCACCAAATTGTCTCATAGCTCAGTAGGTCAGAGCGTTCCCCTGATAAGGGAAAGGTCACTAGTTCGAATCTAGTTGAGACAACCATCCAATAGACTACAGTTCGTATCTCTTAGGGGAATACACTTGTAGTTGCGGCCCGATAGGAAAGGGTAATTTCTCGACGATGGGAGTAGACCATTGACTGTTTGGAATAGACAACTGACACTGTGAACGAGAACAGGAACCTGATGAGTCGTATAATAGGCAAATACAATACCAATGCTTAGGCAAAGGGAAGGAACGTGAGTTCGAGTCTCACCTCATCAAAAGTTCTTATTAATGAGTCTCTAGCCAAGTCTAACATCCATTGGGTGTTACCTCACCGCTGATGGTTAGAGACTCTTTAATAAGAATTTGGAAGATTCCGCTCAGTGGTGGGCAATCCGGTTTGAACCCGGAGGTGCTGGTAACGGTAGGGGTTCGACTCCTCAATCTTCCGCCAATTATGATGGGATAGCTAACTCGGTAAAGCAGCAGACTGTTAATCTGTGATATTAGGGTTCAAATCCCTATCCCATCGCCATACTTGCAGGTAACTCTGCAATCCGTGACCGGTCGGTATGTTTATTAGTATGTAAAAAGGCTGGGCTTCCTGCCTCTCATAGCCATACTCTTAAATGAATAACTGGTAGTCCAGCCAAGCGCACGAAGATGGGGACCCTCACCATCGGACAAAACGAGGGTACTAAGCATCCTTAGCTCAGTGGATAGAAGCAACTGCCTTCTAAGCAGTAGGTCACTGGTTCGAATCCAGTAGGGTGTACCAATGGGAGTATGGTGAAATCGGTAGACACAAGGGATTTAAAATCCCTCGGCTTATAGCTGTACGAGTTCGAATCTCGTTACTCCCACCAAATCAATACAAGGAAAATCCCAATGCGTTATATCCAAATGAACTCTGGACCTAATCGTGCAGAGCGTCGTAGTATGTCTCATCGAATTCGCAGAGCAGAAGTAAAATCTCGTGTAGCCAAACGTATGGACCGTCCTCACAAGATGGATATTATCGATGCTGGTTATAATAAAACGATGAATTTCTTCTTCCCAGCGTAATAAACTCAAATTGTCGTTTTACTACGACGATTGGGATAGCAAGCTGGCTCTGCTTAAACCAGCGCATAGTAATGAGGACATTGACAGGTGGACGTCCATAGCGCTGTGTGACTTTTGATGGGTTCGAGTCCCATACAGTGTTCTCTTTACTATGCTGCCATAGTAACCCGAAGATTGCTTTCCTTAGAGGAAGCAGAGTTAAAACAGGTATACCCTGTCCTGTATAGAAGGCTTAATAACCGGACATACCAGAGTACTAGAACTCTGTTATCGAACTCAGGGAGTTGCTGGCCTAACCAGCTTAATTGTTTAGTTGTGAAGATTCTGATTGAGTGTAACGCAGGTTATGGTGAAAGTAATAAGACTGGCGAGTCTATTATGGAATCCATAGATAGTTCAGCGACTCTCCCGAAAGGAAGGTATCTCAGGTGCAAATCCTGACCTCAATAATCAGACGTGATACAGAATCTTCTCAAGTAAATAATGAACATCCTATCAATGAGTACATTTATCGTGGTTACCGCGAAAGAAGTGAAAAATGTTCGTAAACTACTTCCCAATTAGGTTCAACTCCTAAACCAGGGTAAGTGTACTCTTTGATAGTTTTCGTAAGCGATTATGCGGTTTTTTAGAAACGAACCATAAAACATAAATGCAAACGATGATGTTGTTCTGATGGCGGCTTAATAGCTTATAAGTCAGTGAGGTATTCCAGTTCCTCATAACAGAATCTGGCGCACTGGCCCGGTGTGATTAATAATGGGCAACCAATATCTCTTTAAGTGTATTGAATCAGTATATTTACAGAGATACGCGCCAAGTATATCTCACTTCCGAATACGTTGATTATTTTGCCCATCTCCCTTGATGGGCTTTTTTTATCCCAATCCCCGCCTTACGCTTACGCGCTTCCATCGCTCACTACGTTCGCTCGGAGCGCTTCGCTTCAGGCTAGTCGTAGGAGACTTTTAAGAATGTCTACCCCTTGTGAAAGATTAGGTTATGAAGAAGGTATGCAGTTCACTCTCGTCAATGATGATATTGATGGATTAAGTGCTGGTGATACCCTCTGGCTTCATAGTGATGATGGGTCAGATAACCCTGAATTCCGTAATACTGAAAAAGTAAATGATGATACTGAAACCTACTACATCGATTTAAGATGTGTAGCTCGTTATACCGGAGATACAACACTTGCCTATAATCGTGGCTTAAGAGAAGGAGATATCCTTCAGATGGTCATGGATGATAATGGTGAGGAAGCCTATGAAGACGATATCATCACATTTATCAAAGACGATGGAGATACTTGTCCTGAGTTTCGTCTGCATAAAAATGATTCTGAACCATATCTGTATCTATCCCATGTAGGTGGATTAGAACCAAAAGTTGGTCGTAAGGTTCGTGTAATCCATAACTGCACTGGTGGTTTCCCTTCTGGTACTGAAGGCGTTATTGTCGATATTTGTTCTGATGGCGATTATCATATTGCAGCACGAGGAGATACTATGTATCACCATGCTGACTCCTGTCTTGTCTTCGGCTATGCAGAAGATGAATCTTCTGACAGTAAAGATTCTGACCCAGAGAAGAAAGAGTGGCCTACTAAACCAGCAGATGAATGGAAAAAGGGTGATAAAGGTATTGTTCGTGGTCAGCAAGACAATGACCCTCACTGCTTCCAGATTGGTGAAGAGATTTTCTTTGAACGTGTTAGAGATAGTGAAAGAGGTATCTTCAGAGGTACTAAGTATACTTCTACTCAAAACATTCAATATGATTTGATTGAAGTAGTATCTGGAACCAAACCAACAGTAATCATCTGTGATGAGTTAGCTGATACTTCTAAGAAGTATAAATACTTCATCGATGGTGATTCCATTGAAGTAGAATTAGTTGGTTACTTTGATGGTGAACCAATATGTGCTTACAAAGACAGATGGGGTGATACTCAATTGTTTGTTGCTAAACCGTCTTTATTAGTTGAGGAATAACATGAAATCATTACCGGATATTGGTACTAAACCTACTGTAACTGTGATGGGTGTTAAATCTGTTGTAAAGATTGTAGCCCATCATCAAGGTTATGCAGTATATGTTTGGTACAGCGATGGGGATTGGCATTCAAGGGTAGGTGCTGCTGAAGACTTTGAAATAGTAGCCAATGAACCAGAACAAGATACTTGTCCTCCAGGACAGCATCATTATGTTCAAATTCATGAAGCTCATCAAAACAAAGCTTTCTGTACTAATTGTGGTAAGAAGATTTCATTGGAGTAACTCATGGCTGGATATTACATAGTATGGAATGAACAGAAGTCTGAAGGAATCTTACTAAGAAGAGATGACCCTGATAGCGAAGCAGATATTATTCATGCTACTGGTGGTCCTACAGCTAATCCTGTTTCATCTCTTGCTGATTCTTTCAGAGAACTTTATGGTGAGGAACAACAATGCTCTATTCAAGAAATAGACATAGACCCTAGTTCCTCAAAAGATTTATCGGAGTTCTAAATGGTAAATGACCCAATTGCACTCTCATTAGAGAAACGTAAGCTTTGGAGAAGGGCTGCTACTCGATGGTTAGAACTATTATCATCCAGAGAGCTTACAGCTACTGAGGTTGATTGGGTCCTAGCCAGAAGAGATTATTGCACTAGAAAGACTAAGAGAGCAGAACCTCTGTTAGATTCTGGAGTAATACATGGCACTCCTAACTCATTTATCTATGAGTACTTTGGCTTCCTCCGTAAATGAATAAAGGGGTACTATCTGTACCCCAATTCATAAACCAACACCAATCCAATAGTAACTAACTCCAACACTAACCATTTCATCTCCCAATCCTCATAACATTCATAGGAACCAATCCAATGAACGAAATCATTATACTCTCTTCTCTTGGTTTTATCTTTGGTTGGATTACATCAAGAGTTAACTACAAACGTAAGATTATTAGATGCATTAGTAACATTACCTTTGAATCTAACTCTTCTAACAAGGATTACAAGAATGGTATAGACAGGGGAATAGAATCTACTAAAGACTACATAATCAGAGTACTTATCAACAACAAGTTAGATAAGAATTATAGTAAAAGATATAATAAAGATTAACTAACTACTGTCAATATGTAATTTAATACAGTACTTAATACTATTTATTATTTTTTAAAGGGTTAGAGAATTTTTAATAATTACGTACAACATTAATATTATTTTTTCAGAGGGTTACTGAAAAAATTATAGTTATGTCTGATAGTAGTATTACTGCACACAATCTTTTATTAATCCTAATACCCCCCCCCATACTTCACACATCCATGAGTCTTCGACTCTAGTGGAGCAATGGTGCTCTACTTAATCATGATTAGGAGTATGTTATGAAACCTGTTAACTCTATCGGTATCTTCGGTGCTGTATCTTCTTCAACTGTATCTGCTCTCAATGCTATTGAACGTGGTGCAGTAGCTGTAGCCAATACTGCCAACATGGCTGTAGCTGTTACTGAATGGGGCAATGATGAAATCGAGAACCTTCGTCATCACCGTCAAATCAAACGTGAGGTAGAGGGTGAAATCTTCCGTACTAAATATGTTATGGAAGCTGCTAAAGAAGTAGCAGAAGTACATGCAGAAGCAGAGAAATCCATGAAGGATGCATCACCTGAAGTTAAAGCAGTATTCGATGCACTGGTTGCTAAGCATCTGGGTAACAAGAAATAATCACTAAGCCTACTCTTCGGAGTAGGTTTTAAAATCTAATTCACACATTACACATATGATAGATAGTATGTATATAAATACAGTACTTGTATATACACCTTCGAGAATAGGCCTAGGAAGCTCTAGGAGAAGAGTAGAGGATAAGACATAGGGTAACATACCTTGAGTTATTTAAACTCAATCTGGGGGTATTACGTAAGCTATACATACCTTACTACGTAAGACTCTCACTTCGTGAGTAATGGGTAGAGCAAAAGAGAGAATTCACATGGCTATCATTCATTCAATCATTGGTTCTAATCAAGAACCTCAAACAGTAGTAGTCAACAAGTATAAGGAACCATACGATGTATATATCGGTAGAGGTAGTCTATGGGGAAATCCTTATACAGTTCAAGAACATGGCAGAGAACTATGCATTGCAATGTATGAGCAATACATACGTGCAAGACTGCATCAAGAACCTGATTTATATCTTCAACTACTTGAGCTTAAAGGTAAGAGATTAGGTTGCTTCTGCAAACCTAAACCATGTCATGGAGATGTACTAGTCCGTCTAATCCAAGAGTATTCAAACTAATAACCTAATATCCCTCAATTCCAATAAACATACTATAGAGCACCTAGAGATTATCTAGGTGTTCAGGAGAGTTATTATGATTACTAAAGAAGAATCTGCTCAACTTAAAAAATTAATCAGGAATTATACAAAAGCATCTGTTGAAGATAGCTGGTCAGGTTCACTTATGCCTGAAGAAAAACATCAAGTAAAAATTAATGAAGCCAAAGCAAGACGTGAACTTAATGAGTTCATTAGAAATCTTGATGGCTCATCTCAACGTATCGGGAGTTAAGTATGTCTATTAAATTAACTGTTGTTGCTAAGCGTTATAACTCAGAGAAACTCATCAGAATACTTATGCCGTGGGGTTCTAACATCTCATATGGTAGACGTTGGCAAGTGTCATTTAGGGATGGTAGAGGCAAACACTATGACCATTCATTCGTAGCTAAACCAACTCGTAAACAGATTCGTAAACTCATCAAGGATATCAACAAATGAACAAGTTCAAAGTCGTTAAATCATGGGTAACCAAAGCTGGTCTGAATGCATGTGTGCTTCTAGTAAATGATGGTTCACATCATTGTGGTTATGTAGAAGTACCTGAAGCCATTGGTCACTTAGACTTCTATGGCTGGGATGAAGATACTGTAGATATATCAGTACATGGCGGTATTACTTATCAAGGTAAACCTGAATGGGCTAATGGTAAGCAGGTCATCGGCTTTGACTGTGCTCATGCAGGTGATAAACAGAAATGCCCAGAGAAGTTCAAAGGCACAAGCATGGAACAATGCTTCATGTATATGGACGGTACATGGCGTGACGAAGAGTATTGCGTCAATGAATGCGAATCTATGGCTGAACAGTTAATTAACTTAATACCAAAGGTGAACTAAATGGAATGGTGGTTAGCAGAGATTGTACCAAGTATGTTCGGAGCTATTGTTGGTGGTCTGGTTGTATATCTAGCAGTAACAAGAGGAGAATAATGATGCGTAAGAATATTCATGTAGGTACTAAAGCTGATGTTATCAAGCGTAGAGCTAAGGAACTAAATCAATGTGTAGTTGATGTTAAAGCTCCTGTTCGTCGTATCGTTACTTTTAACCATCCGTGGGTGAACCAATGACAAACAAAGATATGTTAACTCAGTTACTCATTGAGTTACGTGCAGCTAAAGCTCAGGTAGAAACTACTAGTGGTAGTGAAATTACTAAGCAGTTTCTGGAGTATGCAGTAAACAATCTCAGTGTAGCTGTCAGTAAGTGTGAAAACTAATCATCTTCATCACCGTCTTCGACGGTGGTGGAGTTCTCCCTTAAGTTCTCCTTCTCCTGTAAGAGCGACTTCGTCGCTGGTGGAATAATCCAATTCAATTAACTATCGAGGTAATTATCATGGCAGTAATAAACGGTTCTAACAACGCTTCTTCTATCATCGGTGCTGCTCTGGGTGGTAAACCTGCTGCTGGTGCACAACGTCCACAGGCTGAAGTATTTATCAACGTTGGTATCAACGTACAGATGCCTAACGAAGAAGGTGAAATGGTTGATACCTTCCTGTCTCTGCCTTTCGGCCTGCCGTTGGATACCATGAATGAACTGGTGATTCGTGGTAATAACCAACAGTGGAATGAGCAGGCTGCTGCTCGTAATGAGCTTCTGAAAGCTCTGGTCAAAATGGGTGAAGCTCTGGATGCTGGTACTGGTACAGAGATGCCTAAGCTCAGTGTTCAACTGTATCGCCGTAAGGCTCAGGAAGAACATCAGGCCAGCAACAATGCAATGGCTCAGATTCTGGCTGCATTGAGCTAATCGAATAATGGGATACCTTCGGGTATCCCTTATTTTTTGGAGGTATGTATGCGGGTATTAGCAGTGTTTCTACTGTTCCTAGTGGTGCTGGGTAAGCTCTGTCTAGATGTACTTGAAGAAGATGCAGTGCAATATCAACAACAGATGGAATGTGTGAAAGAGAAGATATCTCATGGCATTCCTCGTAGTTTAATTCAACTAACTCATGACTCATGTAAGGTAATCAAATGAACTTCATAATCGTATTAGTAGTTGTCACACTCCGTGTGCTCTTTGAATTAATATGCTTCGCATTAGGTGCTGCATGGTTTCTGATATGTGCTGCTATTGGAGTAGTGTTAGGTATTCCATTGTGGCTATACAATGTGATTAAAGCTAAGCCCTCTAATTGAGGGCTATATTACGTTTAAGGTAGATAGTCAATGAATGGAGATTTGATAGATATATTAGAACTAATAGTTGTTCTCAAATTAGGTAATAGAAATAAAGTATGTAACCACATAATGATACATAGAATGTGTAATGATATTCCATGTAGTGAATGCCTATTTAATACAAGTAAAGTATATATTTCTAACTATCCAATTCAAATCATTGAAGTGAAAGGTAAGGTAAATGAATAATGAATTGCTATTTATATTAAATACTTTAATGAACTCTCGTAGATTCAAAGGAGGATGGGTAGTAGATTCAGATTTATTATGTGTAGCTGTATGTAAGATTATTGATTGTAATGCCAATGAATGTAATGACTGTTTATTAGGATATCGTAATAATCAAATATACCCCAGATTGTTAATAACAAGGTGGATAGATGAACAGTGATTTAATTTTAATTCTCAGTTCTATTAAGAATACATTAGGGAAACAGTTAGAATTTAATACATCTACTGATTCTTTATGTGATGTTATCTATGATGCAGACCCTGAACGATGTACATATATTAGCTGTATTGATTGTATACTTGGATATAAAGATTCAACTCAATATGCACATAAAATAATCCAGACATGGAAAATATTATGAATGAAGATTTAATCTTTATACTTAGACAGTTAAATACATTAGGTAATATATGTATATTACTTAGGTCTAAGAGAAAAGATAGAAGATGTTCATTAAGAATATCTGAAGATACTACATTCTGTAGTAAATGTGTTTTCCCACCTAAAACATATTCTGGAAGAAAATATATAATCCAAATACTCAAAGTTATCTAAGGGCTATCAATATTGGTAGTCCAATATTAATGTCTCGTTAGATAGTTGTACTTCAATCCAAGAGGATATCATTATGTCAAAGAAAGCTAAACCAGTAGAAGTTAAATTAGGTAATGTTCCTGACTATATAGTAACTTATAGTCGTCAAGAACAGTTATGGGGAGTCCATATTAATGGCATCTCTGCTTACATTCTTAAGCGACCTATCGGTAAAAAGAAAATGTATTACGTAGGTACTCGTTATTTTAAAACACTACGTGATGCAATCTTCAGTGTTGTATTGGGAAATTCACTTCCCTTCTAGGAGAAGTAATGAACCAAGAGTTAATACTTATTCTCTCACTCTTAAGAAATAACAAAGTACATTGTACCAATTATGATATTAGTTGTTCTTGGGTAACCTGTGAGCACTGTATTCTATGTCCTACGTATACTGAAAAGTATTATATAGACTATGTAATGAAAATGGGTGAGAGAATATTATGCAACAGCATTTAATAGAAATACTGATGTATATGAATGACAGTAGATTAAGAAATTACTGTGTGAAAATATGTCAGAGTAAGAAGTGTTATGATGTGAGTTGTAACAACTGTCCTTTGTTTCATGAACCTGATTACTTATTTGCCTTAGATAGTTTAAGGGGAGTAATTAATGAATAGAGAATTACTAACAATAATAGAATCTCTATGTCATAGAGTAGAACATACAGGATATTCAGGATTATCTTTTATAGATTCAAAACCTGAATTGTGTAGAGCACTAAGATTTAGAAGGATATGTACTTCTTATATCAGTGGCAATCCAACGGATTGCAATAACTGTTATTTCTCTAGAAGCAAAAGATTAGAAAACTTCTACACTCTTAAATTGGAAAGACTTATTCAACGTATTTAGTTTTCCTTGTCGCTCCGCTCTACAGCCTTCGGCTGTGTTGGGTAGAATATAAACTCAGAGGTAAATATGTTAGAAGCTCGTGGTAATATGCTTGAGATGGAATGTGATGCATTGTGCATTACTGCCAATGGATTTGTTAAAAGTAATGGTGCATCAGTAATGGGTGCAGGTATTGCTAAGCAGATGCGAGTAACTATTCCTGGATTAGATAAAATCCTTGGACAGAAGATTGCTCGTGAAGGTAACAATGTTCATTTCTTACTAAATTATAACAACATTGGAATTGTATCCTTCCCTGTTAAACCAATAACTGAAATCAGTAATGGTGAGAACTTTGTTAAACATAAGTTCTTCCCTGTAGGTACAACAGTTCCGGGATGGGCATGTAAAGCAAACATCGATTTGATTGTACGTTCATGTCAGCAATTAGTAGCACTAGCTAACCAATATGGTTGGCAAAGAGTCTTATTACCTCGTGTTGGATGTGGTGCTGGAGAACTTAACTGGAGCCATGTAAAGAAGGTTATTGAACCTCTGTTAGATGACAGGTTTATCGTCTGCACCTATTGAGGTGAGTATGGGTAACCAATTAATAATAATATTTAAAGAATTACTCCTCTCAGAGGGAAAGTTTACTTTATGCCAGTGCCATATTGGTCTTAAATGTGCTGAAATTTCAACATGCACACTCTGTCCATTATCCAGCAGTACATATGTAAATTACCCTGAAAGAAATTTCCCTAATCAGTTATTTACTGTATTGGAGAAATTGAATGGATAAATTAATTACTATTTTAAATAGTATATATAATTTACCTGAACGCAAAGACTACGCTCCAAAAGAGTACATATGTGACTTAATTATATGTCCTGATGTACTTTGCAGTAATTGTCCAATGGGCAATCCACATTATTTAAATTCTGACAAAGAATTATTTGTCACTCAAATCCATAAAACATTGGAAGTCATGAACCATGAAACAAGAAACTCAACTCCTGATTGAATCTATGTTCAACCGTCATCAGTCTCGTGACCTAATCAGAAATGAAATTAGAACTTCACCTGAAGTTATGGAGTTAGTTAGTGCTGCTGTAGATAAAGCACTAGAATGGTTAGAAGGTGATTACTTCGAGAGTAAGAACAAACGTCTAGCATTGTTGGATACCAACATCCTAGAAGACTTCTACATTGATGTTGCTGGTTCATTGGCTCAATTTGGTAAGGCTAAGTATACCCAGATAGTAGGTATGGTATCTGGAATGATTTCTACTATGCCTCAGAAAGAGGCTATAAGAACTGCTGGGGAGCTTATCTCATTAGCAGCTATGGTAGACCTCATTGACCTGATTCCAGCCTCTATGAGCGTTACAGGCTCTATGGAACTGATATCTCGTATACAGCTTGAACCAAAGACATTGGAACTGATTAACCAGTATCAATATCTACCTCCTATGCTTGTTCCTCCTGAACCAGTTAAATCAAATACTGGTAGTGGGTATCTGTCTATCAAATGGGATTCCCTGATTCTGAAAAAGAATCATCATGAGTTTGATATCTGTCTGGATAATATCAACAGATTTAACTCAGTAGCTTTCTCTCTGGATGACCGTGTAATTCGTAATATTAGGGATAACCGTAAGCATCTGGATAGTGCTAAAGCTGATGAATCTGCTGATGAGTATAAAGCACGAGTTGATTCATTCCTGAAAATGGAAAAGGAATCTATGCGTGTATTTGCAATGCTCATCAATGAAGGAAACAGATTCTATCTGACCCATAAGTATGACAAAAGAGGTCGTACTTACTGTCAGGGGTATCATGTCTCCTATCAAGGAAATACCTATCGTAAAGCTATTCTTGAATTAGCTGATAAAGAAATCGTACCTATTGAGGATTAATAATGGCTGAATTATCCAAACCAGAACAACTCATTAAGATTACACTGTTACTGCGTGATATCCCTGATGAGTTAGAAAAGCATTTCTGTAGTACCCATCCTGCATGTGAAAAATTCTGTGGTGCTGAGCACGACAAAACTAAATGTGCATTGTTCTATCTCTCCGAAGAAGAGATTAAGAAAACTATCTTTGGTTTAGATGCAGCAGGGAGGATGCTGGGAATCATTCCTGATAATGAATAAAAGGGCTATATGAAAAAATTAAATATAGTAGGACAAGTATTTGGACAATTAACTGTCTTAAGTGAGGCAACTCCAAGAATTAGAGGAAATCGAAAAGTATTTTATGTAGTTACCCAATGTACTTGTGGGAATATACAAGAACAATCTACAACAGAAATTAAAAGTGGAAGGACAAAATCTTGTGGCTGTTTAAGAAAAGCTACTATTAAGAAAATTAGAACTACACATGGAGAATCTAGTGCCAGATTATATGGGATTTGGTGCAGAATGCGAATGAGATGTAATAACTCTAATGCAAGTGACTATATCTATTATGGTGGTAGAGGGATATCCATAGATTCTGTATGGGATGAGTATGAATCATTTTCAAAATGGGCTTATGAAAATGGGTATAAAGAAGATTTAACCATAGACCGTATAGACACAAATGGAAACTATTCTCCTGATAATTGCAGATGGGTAACTATGCAAGTACAGGCTCAAAATAGGCGTCCAAGAAATGAATAAAGAATTGGTTCTAATTCTGAAAGAATTAAAAAAGCTATCTGAATTAGGAGAAAACTGTTTAGGAACTAAATTTATAGATTTTAGTTGTTTAGGTATTGCTTGTCATAACTGCATATTAACATCCCGTAATACAGAACATAGATATTCAAGTCGGATAATATTGGTGAATCTATGAATGATGAATTGATTCTTATATTAGATTCATTCAGAAATTATTCAGTTAAAGATGGTTCATGTAGAGGAGATATATTCAATTTAACAGGAACACTTACAAATCCTTGGAAGTGTAAAAGTCAATGTGGAGTATGCCCACTACTTCAAGTAAGACACCCAAGTGCTTATTCAGACCAAATTATCCAAACCTTCTCTCAACTAAATAAGTGAGACTCAAGATGCAAACTTTCTCTGCTTTCCAGTATATCAAATTAGATGTAGCTAACTCCTTTGGCTTAGACAAAGAAACATTCGATAACCGTCTTAACTGGTTCAATGAAAATAAGGGTAGCTTATCTGGTCTGGTAGATGATGCAGATGAACCTGCTCAGTTCTATGCAGGTATGTTGGCTTACCAAGATGTACTCGAAGGTAAACCAATTGGTTATATGGTAGGTATGGATGCTACTGCATCTGGATTACAGTGCATGGCTGCACTCACAGGCTGTAAGGTTACTGCTGAAACAGTAAATCTGGTTAACCCTAATGTACGTAAGGATGCGTATACCGATGGCTATAAAGTCATGGGCAATCTGCTGGAAGGTAAGATTGATAAGGTAGACCGTAAAGATGTTAAGGGCGCGATTATGACACACTTCTATGGCTCTCAAGCCAACCCTAAGAGTGTGTTTGGTGAGAACACTATAGAGCTTCAAAAGTTCTATGAGATGGTTCAAATTATTGCACCAGGTGCAAACATGCTGCGGGATGATTTAATTAATCTCTGGCAGCCTAAAGCACTTCAGCATATGTGGGAATTACCAGACGGCTTCACTGCTGTCGTTAAGGTAATGACCATGAAGGAAGCAAGCTTTGAAGTAAATGAACTGGATAGCTCATTCACTCACCGCTATTGGGTTAATGAAGGTCAGGACTTTGGTCTATCACTTGCTGCTAATACTATTCACTCAGTGGATGGGATGGTAGTACGTGAAATGAATCGTCGTGCTAACTATGATAAGGTCAAAGTACAACGTGTGTATGAGCTTCTGACAGGTTCTGCTACTACAGGTATTGTGAACTATACCGTAAATGATAAGAAGCTTCAGAGGGCTGTACAGTTAGCTGAAAAACATCGTTTTGTATCTGCTGTATTAGTTGAGTATATTGACCATCTGAATGTTCATTTAGTACCTCTCTGGATTAAGAACCAACTCATCGAAATCATTGAGAAGATGTTGGCTCATAAACCATTCCCAATCGTTGCAATCCATCAATGGTGGATTTAAAACTTCGTGAATTGCTGGAAAGCTAAGTCCTTTAGGATATGCCAATCAGCAGCCAAGCCTTGTACTTAGTAAACCCTACATGTATAGTAATAATATACAAAGGGGAGAACAGTATGACTCAAGAAGAACAAGACTTTATTTATTTCAAAGAGAACCAATTAAAATCTGTAGATTTTTCTACAGGTAGGTTGGACGTACTAGTTAATCAAAAAGGTGGGAAGAAACGAGTATCGTTAGATATCGGGTCTTTAAACCAAGATGGTTATGTACGTGTATGGTGTAATGGTAAATTACGAATGAAGCATCGATTAATCTTCTGGTTGTATCATGGATATATTCCAGAAGAGGTAGACCATTTTGATTCTGTTAGAAACAATAATGGTATATCTAACTTATTAGATTCGGTGAGAAGTCGTAATTGCACTAACAAAAGCAAAAGAAGCTATAAACAGCTTACTGCTGAAGAAGTGCATCTACTTTGTAGTGATATTGCACAAAGTACTTTTACTGTTACAGAACTCTCTAAGAAATATAGTCGTTCAAGATGCCAGATTAAGGGCATCATGAGTAAAAGATACTGGAAAAATATATCCGACCAGTATTTTTAAGGAAGGTTCAGAGACTATCGAAAAGCACCATATGGTGAACTGAGTAGAGTAGGCCACAAGCTATTGGTGGTCGAAGTGCGAAGCTACGGTAACGTAGATGATATAGTCCAATCCTTAGAGAAATCTAAGGCAGTTAACAACGAAGGTAAGAGTAGCGTCTTACCTTGAATCTTTGGATTGCTTCAAATGTCATCCTTTGTACATGAATGAAGTACGTCAGAACTATATCGATATCTTTGCTCAAATTGCAGATAGCACAATGCTGCAAGCTATGGCATCTCAAATTGCAGGTAAACGTGTTCCGGTAGGCAAACTGTCTAATGACCTGTCTACTCTCATTCGTCAGAGTAACTATATGCTCAGCTAAGGAAAACCAATGGGTATCTTTACTAATGTGACACTGTCTACTGACCCTATGGGCCACTATGCAGTGATTCCTAAGAATCGTATTCGTGACTCTCTGGGGTTCATTCCCCAGATTGTTATTCGTGCTTCACAGCTTGCCAATGATGAAACTGATATTGGCTATAAGATTTGGGAAGTGTATCAGTATGGAAGTCCTATGCTTCCTTCTGAAACTGAATCTGGTTTTAAGGATGGGTTACTTACCTATCCAGGAGATGAACCAGAGTACCCAATCGCTGTATATCATTTAAATAATACTGCTGGTCTGGATATCAGATTCTGGCAGTACGAGCGAGCCATGACCGTGTTAACGGTCAATGGCGAAGCGAGACTAATTGGGAGAATGGATTAATGAACGTAAAAGTAGGTTACATGTTAGGTATGGTCTTCCTTAAAGACCCTGAACAAACTCGTGTAAACGTTGTGGTTAAAGGCATGTACCATGACAAGGTATGGGTTATGTATGAACAATCAGGTAAGGATGAAATCCTTGATACTGCTGATGTAGGGTTTAATAACCCTACTCCTGGAACAGTTCCTGAACACTCATTTATTGCACAGGATGCCAGTGGACAATGGCTATTCTGGGACCATGAAAAAGGTTTTTGGTATGAATGCTCAGACCCAACAGATATGCAATCCACTCCGCAAGAAGAATCACTATCTAATGGTGAAAGCCCATCAGGTCAAACCATTCACTAAAATCTGGTTAGATGGGCGTCTATATGACGCTCATAACATCTATAACAAGGGAGGATATATCCAAGTCTATTTATGGACTGGTTGGAGATATTTCTCTTATTACTTTAAACGAGAGGAATATGTCATATGTCTAAAAGAGAATGGAAAATCATCATTGTTTGTTTTATAGCTCTTGTAGCTATCTTAATTGGTCGTACTGCCTACGGCAGTGAATTCAGAGTAAATCCTGTATTTGAAAAGGTAGAGATTCAGCGTGTACACGACGACGATGCGGCTGTTACTTGTTGGGTATTATACGCTCCGGCTGACAAAGCTGTGCGTAGTGATAGCTACAGTCTCAGTTGCTTGCCTAATTCTGTAATTAATCCAAAGGCAATTGATAAATGAATGACCAACTACAAAAAGTATTAGCAGATATCATTACCAGAGTTACCTCTGGTGCAGATGCTGCTATTCAATTTGGTAAAGAACAAATACCGGAAGTTTTAAAACAGCTTCTTATATGGAACTTTACTTTTAGTTTTATGATTTGGTTCTTTGCTACTTCCATCATCATTGGATATGTAGTTTGGATGGCCATTAAATTTAAATGGTGGTTTAAAAACCAGAACACCACTACTGCTGAGCAAGATGTACTATACACCACCGTATGTATCATATGGGGATTTATATCCTTCATAATGATATTCGTATTTTGGTGCAATCTTGATTGGCTAAAAATATGGGTAGCCCCAAAACTCTACTTATTAGAGTATGCAGCATCCTTAATTAAACCTTAATCGGCTAAGGCCGGGAGACTCTAAATGCGTAAAATTGTAGTAGTACTCGGCCTTACATTGGCCTCTATGTCTTTTGCTTCTGTAGCAAAGGATAACAATAACAACTCTCGTGGAGATGTTACTGTTGTTGGTGATGGAACTGGTTTAGTTCATATCAGTCAATGTGCCTCTACTTGGAATTGTAATAATTCCGAGTTAAATGTGGAGTTCACTGGTGATATTGAAAATGTCACTATTAATGGTGAACACACTGTCATTAAAGGACAAGATGGCAAAGACGGTAAGGATGGTATCGACGGAGCCAAAGGTGACAAAGGCGATAAGGGAGATACCGGAGCATCTGGCAAGGATGGGAAGGACGGATTAAATGGAATCAACGGTACTAATGGTCGTGATGGTGTTGACGGCAAAGATGGAGCCAAAGGGGATACTGGTGCTCAAGGTGAACGTGGTGAGCAAGGTATCCAAGGCGAAACAGGTACTGCTGGTAAAGATGGTCTTAACGGGAAAGACGGTCTTAATGGAGCCGATGGTAAAGATGGCGCTAAAGGTGATGAAGGCAAACAAGGTATTGCTGGAGTTAATGGCCTGAATGGTAAAGATGCAGATATGACTCAGGTCAATGCTAATACCGAAGCCAATAAATCTATCTCTAAGCGTCAGGATGCTTTTGAAAAATCCACCAATCAACGTTTTGCCAATATGGGTAAACGTATTGATGAGAACCGTAAGAATGCTTCTGCTGGTATCGCAGGTGTAGCTGCTATGGCTAATATCCCGCAGGTAAGTCAGAATAGTTCATTCTCAGTTGGTGCTGGCGTTGGCTCATATGACAGTGAACAAGGTCTTGCTGTTGGTATGAGTGCTCGTTTTAACGAGAATGTAGTAACCAAAGCATCAGTAGCTGCCACCACTCAAGATGATTTCGTCTTTGGTGCTGGTGTGTCTATGGAATGGTAAACTACTAGCCTCCCTTCGGGGAGGCTTTTAGTTTTATATAAATGCTATCTGTATGGTGGCATTCCTATAAAACTAAGGAACATTTATGCAAGTTAAACTTAGAGTACTTCCATTTAATAATCCAAACATGTCTGTACCTGCAAGAGCTACTGAAGGTTCTGCTGGTGTGGACTTACGTGCTAACACTCCTGAACCATTTGAATTGAAGCCAGGTGAAACCAAGTTAGTTGAAACTGGCTTAGCTATTCATTTGGATGATGTGAAGTATGCAGCAATGATTCTTCCTCGTTCAGGTCTAGGCCATAAGCATGGTGTAGTGCTTGGGAACCTCACTGGTCTGATTGATTCAGACTATCAGGGTGAACTCATGGTAAGCCTCTGGAATCGCTCTACAGAGCCTTTTACTGTTAACCCTGGTGACCGTATTGCTCAGATGGTAATCGTGCCTGTAATGCAGCCTGAGTTCGTTGTAGTGGATTCATTTGAGTCTACTGAACGTGGTGAAGGTGGTTTTAACTCTACCGGAGTTAAGTAATGGGTGAGCCAATGACTAAGTTCGATTTAGAACGTCACATGCACAACATCAAAGAATTTGACTCTAAGATAGCTGGACATGAGGCTGAAGTAGCTCGTCTGCAAGAGGAACGTCGAGAGTATATCAATCGATATAATCTCAATAAATTAGCAGAGAAAGTTATTCCTGTTTAAGCGCCTACGGCGCTGTCTTTGGTTTAAGGCTACCTTCTGGTAGCTTTATTTTTTCTCGGAGAATGTGATGGCTAAAGAACCAGTCTCCAAACTTAATATTCCTATTGGTGATAAGTACGTAGTTACTTCCAATGGTTATACATATGTGTTGGCTGAAAAGAAAACTATTCAATCTGGAGTTAAAGCTGGAACAGTTAACTTAAGTAATATTGGTTACTTCCAGTCCCTTAACTCTTTAGCGAAAAGTTTAATTAATAAAGAAGTTCGTGAAAGCGAACTCACTTCTCTTCAGCAGTTAGGGGAACGTATCGAAGAACTCGGTACTGGTATTGCTCAACTGTTGGAACAACTTGTTAAACAATCTGAAGGTAAATGAAATGGCACTGTCCGATAAGCAAAAAGAAGCTGTAGCAATCGTTAAAGACCTGATGCTGAACTCTGGTCATAAAGTAATTGCCGTAGTTGGTGTTGGTATGTTGGACCATCTGTCCCGAGCTAGCCAGACTCCTCGTGAGTTGCTGGAAGAAATGGGCAAAGAAATTGCCGATAGCCATGACCATAAAGCTGCTGGCTGCACCTGTCTGGAACGTCACCAGTTTGCTATGGATGTTCTGAACCATCTGGAAAAACAGAAATTCAATGATGAAATCATCATGGAAAATCTGGAAATCGGTTTACATGCATGGCGTGAGTTCGAAGAGAACTTTGGTCGTGCTCCAACCGTAACGTATGTTGAATCTCAATATACGCTGCCTACTGGCGTTGCAGGTGTGTTCTTCATCCATCCTGCTGCACAGAAATAATTCTTTGGGAATCATTTGATTCTCTGTTTTAACATCTGAATAGGAGCCAATATAATGGCAAAACCAGAGATTGAAATCGAAAAGATTGATGCATTACGCAATGCATTCAATGCAATGTTCGTATCCCATCAGCAGATTTCTGTAGGGGATATCGTAATTCTGCACCCTGCTAATCCGGGATTCTTTAAATTCCCTGAAGAAGACCGTCCGGGTATTGTTACCGAATTCCTGCCAAAAGCTTTACGCGGGTATGAATTGGCTAATGACATGAGTCCCGGTAGCCCTGCTGCGGCAATGTTATATGATTGTGTTATCCATATCGTCGATGAAGATGGTGATGTGGTTCCATTCTTAATGGATTCTCGTCGTCTTCTGAAAGTTGGTTAATCCTTAAGCCTACCTAAATGGTGGGCTTTTTATTCTGCAAAGGTAATCTCATGCGTCCTTCAGCTATTAAAAAAGCTATTGAAAGAGCTTTTGCGGCAGGACTAGTTCCTTTTATTAAAGGTAGTCCAGGTATTGGTAAGTCTGCAATCATTCGCCAGATTGCTAAAGAAGCAAAGTTAAAGGTTATTGACCTTCGTTTAGGTCAGTGTGACCCAACTGATTTGCTGGGCTTTCCAAATATTGAGAATGGTCGTTCGGTGTATCATCCACCTAAAGACATTCCAATTGTTGGGGATGTAATCCCTGAAGGTTATAACGGCTGGTTACTATTTCTTGATGAAATGAATACTGCACCTAAAGCCGTACAAGCTGCTGCATACAAACTATTAGATGGAATGGTTGGTCAAACCAAACTCCATCCTCAAGTGTATATTGCTGCGGCTGGCAACAAAGATACAGACGGTGCAATTACTACCACAATGAGTAGTGCAACTCTGTCTCGTATTGTCTCTATGGAGTTAGAAGTTAACTTCGATGATTGGTCTGTTTGGGCGATAGCCGAAAAGATAGACCATCGTATCTTAAGCTTCTTAAACTTTAAGAAAGAACTCTTTCATAAGTTTGACCCAAAGAACTTAAGAGAAACATTCCCTTGTCCTCGTACATGGGACTTCACTAACCGAGCCATTAATGGTTTGGAAGTGGATATCAAAACTGATTTAGGCTTATTGTCGGGTGTAATCGGTAGAGGTGCTGCTCGTGAATTCATTGAGTATTGCGCTATCTATGGCGACGTTTCTTCTATTGAAGAGATTCTGGCTAATCCAGAAGGTATCGTTATCAAAGACCGTCCTGATGTTAAGTTTGCTTATGCTGGTTATGCTGCATCTTCTATCACTGTAGAAAATGCCCCTCAATTGATGAAGTTCATCAATCGTCTACCAGTAGAATTCCAAATTGTTGCATTGAGCAATGCGTTTAAAGCCAAACCAATGATTTCAGCAGTTCCTGAGGTTATGGATTGGGTTACTCGCTATGCCAATGATTCCGGTGAAGGAATGCTCTAAGGAGGTTCCTTTGGATAAAGACAAGGCATTAGATTTAGCTAAAGTAGATTTGTTTGCTAAGAGTAAGAATGCTTTTATCTGTTCTATCTTTTGCTCACTTCAGCTTAAGTGGGACGATACCATTCCTACAGCTTGTACGGATGGTTTAAACATTCTGATAAATCCAAAGTACTTTATGGATTTACCACGTCCTTGTAGAGTGACACTTCTCGCTCATGAGACGTGGCATGTTGCTTTAAAACATGTCTTAAGACTTGCAGCAAGAAATCCTGAGTTATGGAATTGGGCTTGTGACTTCTATATCAATAATATGCTGGATAGCTCTGGCTATGTAATTGGTATTGGTTGGCTCTTAGACCATCAATATGATGATTTAAGTGCACCTCAAATCTATGACAAATTACTTCAGCAAGGCAGTAAACAACAACAGAACTCTTTAGGCATGGACATTAAACCATGTTCAATGGCTGATGAGGAAGAAGTTGAAGTACAGATTGACTCTATGTTGATTCGTGGCTCTATAGCTGCACAACAGAGTGGTCAAGCTGGGTCAATACCAGGGGAAATTCAGGCTTATATAGATGAACTTCTTAACCCTAAACTACCGTGGAATGACATTCTCAGAAACTTTGTTAATGAGATGACTCGCAATGATTACACTTGGGCTAAGCCTAATAAGCGATACCTGCCTAATGTGTATCTTCCTTCTCTGAACTCTGAAGGACTGGAACATATCATTTTTTATACTGATATTTCCTGTTCTGTAACTGATGCACAGTTTGCTGTGTATATCAGTGAGATTCATGCAATTAAAACAACTCTGAATCCAAAACGAATTACTGTCTGTACATTCGATACAAGGATTCATGATATTCATGAGTTGGAAGAAGGTGACAATATTGCTGATTGCAACTTCACTGGTAGAGGGGGAACATCTCTCAAGTGTGTTTACGAACATGCTAAAAAAGAGAAGCCTGAATTGATTGTTGTATTTTCGGATTTGGAATGTCCTCCAATGGACGAACCACCAGCACCTAATGTTATTTGGGTATGTTTGGATAATCCGAGTGCATCAGTTAATTTCGGGCAACTGATTCACGTAAACAGTTAAATATATCTACGTGGCTAGGTAAACAATTTGCTTACCTTTCAGATGTTTTTGCCCTCCTTGTGAGGGCATCTTTTTTGGAGCCAACAATGTTCAAGATTCAGAAGGCTATACGTGATGTAGCGAACGCTAAGTACCCCAGAAAGCTCTCAATGAGTTTGGCTAATAATATGCCTTTGTCTAATCATCGATGCCATTACAACGCTGTACAGGCTGTCAAAAATGATATGGCTGTGGGTGTGATAGAAGTGGTCATTATTTATGATGACACTTGTAGTGTTCACTTCGTAAATCTCATGGCTGATGGCTCAGTGGTTGATTACACATTGGGATTGATGTGCATTGACGATGATTATCGTTTTGTACGTCATGTATCTCCTAATGAATATGACTCCATTAATGATGCTCTGATGGATGCTAAGCATAAACTTCATGCTGAAACTCCTTGGCATATCAGAAAGTTAATCAAACTGTCCAAACAGGACTGGTGTTAACTATGTACAAAGTAATTATTTAATATGAGAGGTATTACTTTACCTCTCTGTAAGGTAATAGTTTTTATGTCTAAACATCCTATTGCTTGGGATATCTTTCGTATCCCTGCAAAACTCGTCTGTCGAACCAAGAAGAACCATGTAGCCAATATTGCTCGTAGCAATGGCTTCAGAGTAATTCCTGTGTTCGGTAGAGGTTAAAGCCCCTTCGGGGCTTGCTTTGGAAAAAAGAAAGAGGAATTCATCCTCTTCAAATCAAACTGTAATTTTTAATCCCAATCTGAAAAGGTAAAAAGAAATGTCCAAGACTCTCGAGCAAGATGAAAAGAAAGTACACGTTGCTGAAATCGTTCGTCACGGCGAAAAGCTGATTATCCCTGAAGGCATGAGCCTCGGTGATGTAATCGACCTGGCTAAACGTCGCCAGAAGTTCGAAGAAGAAGAAGTTATCGTTCGCCGTACCTATAACGTATTCCCGTGGGATGGCGCTCATGCTTTGATGCTGGCTCTGACCGAACGTTATGGTTGGGCTGCTGCTGAAGCAACTCCGGGTTTCTTTGGTTCTAATCCTCCACAGATGCTGGATGTTCAGGTTGGCTTCGGTCAAACCAAAAAAGTTCCGTGGGGACGTTTCTCTCTGCCACAGGTAGATGGTTTCGTTCAGTGCTCTGCACAGAAAAAAGATGGTCGTATCAGCTTCGAACTGGTCGGTAAAGTTCTGCGTAAAGACGAAAAAACAATCGAACTGCTATTCGATACCGTTGAGCAGACCCTGCGTACCCATTCTATCTATATGGGTAAAGCTATCAAAATCCGCTTCCGTGATAACGATGGCGATGTGCTGGAAATGCCAGAACCAGAGTTCATGGACCTGCGTGGTATCAGCCGTGATTCGCTGGTTTACAGCGATGATGTACAGAACCTGATTGAAACCAACCTGTTTACGCCAATTGAGCGTGTTGCTGACTGTATCGCCAACGATATGCCAGTTAAACGCGGCGTACTGCTGGGCGGGCCATACGGTACTGGTAAAACTATGGCTGCGACTGTTGCTGCTGCTCTGGCAGTTAAAACTGGCGTTACCTACGTTTACGTACCACGTTCTGATGAACTGTCTGATGCGATTCAGTTCGCTAAACAGTACAGTGATAAAGCGTGTATCATCTTCTGTGAAGATATCGACCGTGCTGTATCCGGTGAACGTAGCGTTAAGATGGACGATATCCTGAACATTCTGGATGGTATTGACACCAAATCTTCTCGCATCATCACCGTTCTGACCACCAACCATCTGGAAAACATCAACCCAGCAATGCTGCGTCCGGGCCGTTTGGATGCAATCATCGACGTGACTGCGCCTGATGCGAAAGCTGTTGAAAAACTGGTTCGCCTGTATGGTCGTGACACCATCGCTGCTGATGCAGACCTGACTCTGGTCGGTGAAGCTCTGGCTGGTACTATCCCTGCGGTAATCGCAGAAGTTGTTAAACGTGCCAAACTGCACCAACTCCAGTATCAAGAGCCAGGTACTCTGATTGAATCAATCAGTGGTCAAGCTCTGCTGGACTCTGCTCTGACTATTCAGGCACAGCGTAAACTGCTGGAAGAACAGTCTAAGCCGAAAGTAAAAGAACCTACTTTCAATGAAACTATCGCTGCTGCTGTTGCTCCGGCAATTGAAGCTGCGGTTGCAAAAGTTGCTGGTCAGGTATCTGAAATGCACGACCATATCGTTGGCTAATCGCCAGTAGTACTTGGATAGCCCTTCAATGAGGGGCTATTCCAGTTATCACTGGAGGTAATTATGGAAAATCTTTATCTGAAGATTGATGGAAGCCAATATAATCGAATCTTCGTTGTAGGGGATTTGCATGGTTGCTTCGACACTCTTCAAAAAGAGATGTGGGCTGCTCAGTTTAATACTGAAACAGACTTACTCATTTCTGTAGGTGATTTAATTGACCGTGGTACACAGAATGTGAACTGCTTACGTCTATTAAATGAACCTTGGTTCAAATCTGTTCTAGGTAACCATGAAGTAATGGCACTTAATGCCTTATCTTCTGAACCTAATTCTGAAGAAGGTGATTTAGCTTACTTCAATTGGTTCCGTAATGGTGGTTCATGGATTATGGATATTCCAGAAGAACAGAAACCAGAAGTATTAGAACTATTTACTCAGGTAGCATCACTACCTGGTATCATTGAAGTCTCAGTAAATGATAAAACATATGTCATTTGCCATGCAGACTACCCTTCAAATGAGTACCAATTCAATAAACCAATCGATGAAGATATTCTCGTTTGGGGTAGAGAACGTATCATTCTAAACCAAAATGATGAAGGTACTATCATTAATGGTGCACACCGATTTTACTTCGGTCACACACCTGCCAAAGACCCTATGCAATTTCATAACCAATATTATATTGATACCGGAGCAGTATTCGGTGGTCGATTAACTATGGTTCAAATCAAATAACTGCCTCCGGCAGTTGCTTTGGTTACTCTTCACATCTGCATAGGTGCTCAATATGAAAATCCAAAAATTCGGTAATATCCATTTCACTGAACATTTAAATTTACCAATACTTTCAGGTTTTACTTTCGGTACAGAAAACAAATCTGAAAGTGAAAATTTATCTGACGTTAAGCTCAAAACATTAATGATGTTGACAGCTATACGTGACCATCTCACTCATGTAGTAGATGGTGTTAAGAAAGATATTGATAAAGACTCTATAAGCGATTCTGGAGACTTTTCTGTACCAGTAGGTAAAAGTACTAAGTCACCTGAAGAAATCGTCTCAGAGAGCCTTGTACGAATCATGGCTAAGTAATATTGAGCCTCTAGTAAGGAGGCGTATGTCTGAATCTATAAATAATACATATCGTGGGAACATGATGTGCATTCAATTTAGTTATGACTTCAAAATTGTACTTCCAGTAGAAGATGGTAAAGCCTTACTTGAGTTATTGAGTAAGGCTGAAATCTTCAGGGAAGAATACAATAAGGAGCCACTCATTGAACCAATGGATAAATCTATAGATATTAGGTTTATTGCCAGAAGTAAGTATGAGCTTCTTAAGCTCGCGTTTCTAAGGACTGAAAATGAATCTAACTAGTTGCCAAGAACAAGCAGCTAAACAGTTCTTATCTTTCCTTTGTACTCCAACTAAACATATGGTTATCTCTGGTCCACCAGGGGTAGGCAAGACATTCATGTTGAACCATATGATTGATATGCTGCCTAGTAGTAGGCGTATCACAACTATTATGGGTGTTGAACCACTCAATAATATTGTTGTTACTGCTACAACTAATAAGGCTGCTGAAGTACTTCAAGAAAGGTTTTCAAACAGAACTGTATCTACAATCCATTCAACGTTAGGTCTTACAGTGAGAGATGATTATCGTACTGGTAAATCATTCACTGCTAAAGGTAAAAACTTTACACCTCTATCCGACACTCTCATCCTTATGGATGAATCCTCAATGGCGGATACTCAATTACTGAAACTAATAGACGAAGGTACTGCTAGAAACTGTAAAATAGTTTTTATTGGTGACCACTGTCAGTTAGCTCCAGTCTCAGAAACAATGAGTCCAGTATTCAACTCGGGCTACATTACTTCATATCTAAATACCCAAATGCGAACTAACAATAGTCCTGCATTAACTCTACTTAATGACCAGTTACGTCAGACAGTAGAAACGGGTGTCTTCAGACCAATTATTCCTGTTCCTGGTATTATCGATTTCGTTAATGACGATGAGATGCGCCAACTGATGAATGCAAATTTCATTTTGCAGGAAACTACCGGTCATAAAATCCTAGCTTATACAAATAACGGGGTTCAAGAGTACAACTCGTACATACGAACCAAGAAGCATTTACCTCCAACTCTAATGGTAGGTGATGCTGTCGTATCAAATAATAGTATTGAAACTGCTGGTTCTCGTACCATTATCGAAAAAGTATACCGAGTACATTCAATATCTGGTGTACATCATAATGATGGTATTCCTTACTACATGGTAGATATTGGAGTAGGTGGTTTAGTTAAACAACCTGTTAATTATAGCCAGTTACAACAAGCAATCAGAGAAGCAACCAACGATAAAAATTGGGTTGAGTACTTTCGTTTAAAGAATGAATTTGCTGACCTGCGGTTTGCATATGCATCCACTGTACATAAGTCTCAAGGCTCTACATTTGATACTGTTTATATCGACATAGGTGACTTGTGCATCTGTAAGGATATGGAACAACTAGCTCGTATGTTATATGTAGCCGTTAGTCGTGCTACTACTCGTGTCGTATTCTATGGCAAACCTCCTCATTTCATGAGGTGATTATGTCTACATACACCAGTGTTACTCCAAAACTTAAACGTGATTTATTAGACTGGTTACCTAATATAATTACTGATGAGTTCTGCACATTCGTTCATAAAAGAGAACGACAATTATGCATTGATAATGATACTCCTAATGGATTCATGTTTAACAACATGGTATTCCGCGAGTCTACACATATGTCCTTTACTTGTAAGAATGAATTAGTACAGACAGCTAAGGAAGTATGGGAATTAAAGCAGAAGATTAAGAGAGACTTCTTGTATCTCGAAAACTACTTTAAGAAAGTACTGGCACGTATAACTCATCTTGGTCAGTTGTACTGTTACGTCCCACCATTCATGCATAAGAAACTTGATGAGATATTTACCCATGCAATCATAGGTGAGAAATCTTTGATTCAAGGGGTTAAACCAGATGATTCAATGATGAAACTTATCTCATTCTATGTAATGTCTAAATTGGTTATCTGATGGATATCGCATTCGCAGTATCTAAAGTAATTGTTACAGAGTACCTACTACTTAGACAGTGGTGGCCTGAACAGTTACGTGAGTCAAGATACGTAGATACTGATATGACTCGTACATACTTCTTAGATAAACTTCCATCTCCTGAACTGTACAAGCTCATGACAGAGCTTAATGAACAGGGAAGAAGTTATCGTTTTATGGACTTACGAGGGGTAGACCAAGAAGATGCGTCACATAATCTTTGAGCAGAACCAAAGATATCCAATAGCTATTCTCATCAAACCACAACAACTGAAGAAGCGTGAGTTACAGGAAGCGTATATCAACCCTACTGGAATCAAGCCAAAGCAATTTATTGCATTTGACCTTGAGTACAATGGTAAGAAAGCCCCTGTATCTATGCAGAAAGACTATCTTAAAGACTTGTTACCAGAGCTATGCAACTTAAGAACAGAGTATGTTCTATGTTGTGATAGTGCTTATTTCAAAACTCTAACCAAGCAAACCAAAGCAGAACCTCATTATGGATATGTCTTGCCTTGTGCTATTGCTGGCTTTGAGCATTTGAATATTATCTTCTGTCCTAACTATGCTCAGATTTTCTATGACCCATCAGTTCAGGATAAAGTTAATTTAGCACTTAAAGCACTAGTAGATAAGGTTAATGGTCAGTACCAAGAGATTGGTAAAGACATTATTCACTCTGCATATTA